AACCCAGGCGTCTTCAGTCATGGGAGGCCTCGGGAGAGAGGGCGGCGAGCGCCGAGTTCAGGCCGGCGCGGACGCCGCGGTCGTATGCGCCGTGTGTGCGGCCCACGAGTTCGGAGCGAAGCATCTTCGCGATCTCGTCGCGCCCCGCCTCCAGCGCGGCCACGCGGGCTTGGGAGGCTTGCGTGGCCTTCACCGCCTCATGTTTGGCGGCCGTGGCCTTCAGTGTTTGGGCGGCCTGCCGTTGCAGCTCCCCCCTCAGCCTCTCTATCTCAGCCTGGGCGGCGGAGAGGGAAGGATCGGGAGCGCGACGGTTCCAGGCCGCGAGGGCTTCGGCCTCAGTCGAGACAGGTCCTCGCGCCGAACAACCTTCGTGGCAGGACATGGCCCCAAAGCGCAACTCGCCGGCCGCGCCGGTGCAGAGGAACGCAATGTCCGCCTCGCCGCAGAACGGACAGACGTCAGGCTTCAGCTCCACCGCTTCGTGTCGGTCATCCATGGTCGGGGGTGTCCTTGGTGAGGGCGCGGCGGTGCAGTCGGCCGCAATCCCAGTCGCATTCCTCGGAGCCGGCCTTGGTGCATTGGCCGTCGGGCATGAGGCCGCAGTCGTCCCAAGGGTCGCCGTCTTCCCCGTCGGGGCCGAACTCATCCCCATAGGCGTCGTCGGGAACCTCGTAGTCTGGGCCGGCGTAGTAAGCCGGCCGCCACGGTGGGGTCAGCTTCTCACCCACGTTCGCCCTCCTTGGTGAGGGCAGCTCGGCCGGCGGAGGACAGCACGTACCGACTGAACCCCGGGGAAGGCGGCGGAATGCGGTCGACGAGGCCCGCCTTGCACAGCTGGCGCACGAATGTCAGAGACGGATCTCCGCGACCGAATAGTTGCGCTCCCTCAGGCCGCTCGGAGAACCATTCCAGCGCGCGCCGCTGCGCCTTCGTCAGCTTCACCTCACCCATGGGACTGGTCCTTGAGGGCGGCGCGCTCTTCCGGGCTGTCGATCGTCATCGTGTAGCCGCAGCACTTCGGCCAACCATGGCGGAGGGCGCCAGCGGTGTTCACCTTCTGGGTCGCGCCGCAGCGCGTACACCACACCTGGCCGCGCGTGAGCTTCGGGTGAGCGCCGGCCAGCTCGCCGTGAAGGGTTTTCCCGCTCATTCGCTCTTGTCCTTCGGATGGAGTTCGGCGTGGACGATGGGGGCGGTCATGGTTCGAGGACTGTCTCAGTCGTCTAACGGTCGCTGGCGTTCTCGATGGACCGACCAGCGTCGCACCAGATGTGCTCCTTCAGGAACGCCAGGAGCCCCGCCTTGTTGGTCGGCACGTGCACCATCGTCACCCGCGAGCTTGTGCCCGCCTCGACGCCGATGCGGTTCGCCTCGCGCTGCGTAGTGGCCCAATCCGTCTGCTGAGCACTAGGCTCGCTGTCGTACCAGTCGATGCGGTAGAATTTCATCGTTCGATCCCTATCTCGGGGTTCTAACTAGCTGCTCGGTGCAGCACGTAGGCGTGCTGCAAGGCGTGCGTCATCGTCTCATGGAAGGTGACGAGCGGATGCATCGCCCAGGAGCCGAGCGGGCGCATAGAGCGCGGCTCCAACTCGACGCCAGGGGCGACCACGAGAACGCGCTTGCCGAGGGCCATCGCTGCGCCGATTTCGATCAGCGCACCCTTGAGCGGGAAGTCATCCTGCTCGACGTAGAGAATCAGGGCGTCGGCCTCTTTGACCTCCCACATGATCCGCCGCCAGAGGTCGGTAAGACAGGCGCTCTCGCCTTCGCCAGCCTCGTCGATCCACGTCGAGGTGATTTCGACTCCGCTCTTGCGCAGATCGCGCCACATGGCGGGGCGTTCGGGCAGGCTAGCCCGGCTAGCGACGTAGAACTTCACGGTTCGATCCCTGCTTTGGTCTTCGAAGTGAGTTCGGCGTGGACCTGGGAGGCGAGGCGGGCAGCGCTCGAATAGCCGCAGTCGCAGGGCTCGTTCAGGTTGGCGCCGCAGTCGTTGTCGTGCTGAGCGTAACCGCTGATCCTCTCCAGCGCCCCCAGCGCCTTGGCGAGACGTTCCTGGAGGGAGGCGCGTTCGGAGAGGAGGGCGAGGACCACACGCGGCGGGAAGGCGCGGAAATACGCCTCCCATTGGCCATGCTCGGCCCCAATCCCAAAGAACTGCACGCCAAGCGGCTTGTCGTCGAAGTTGCAGTAGGTGGAGCCCTGAACCTCGCCGCGGCCCGCGCAAGCGGGGCACTCGTACCACTTGTCCACCTCTTTAAAGCCGTACTCTCCGCTCTTTGGCGCGCTGTCGATGTCACCAGGCGTAGAGACCGCCTCCGCTATCGCTATAAGGTCTGGTGTTGGGGGAAGGGGGGTCATGCGGCCTCCGAGGCTTCGCCGAACGGATTGGGATGAACACCAGACCCGCCGCACAGCGCGCAGGCCTGCGATACGTCGTGTGGTCCGCTGGTCCGGGGCTGGATGATCGATGGGGAGCGGCCGGAGCCGTCGCACCGTGCGCAGATCGGCAGGCCGTCGGCGCCGACCTGGGCCGTGTAGTGGCCGATCATCATAGTCTCGGAGATCCACGGCGGCTCGAACGGGACGGGCTGCTGATCGGCCGGGATGCGGTGTTCGCCGCGCGCCATCGGGTGCTTGGGGTGGCCATGCTGGGTCAGGCCAAGGCAGATGAGGCGCACGCCCGCATCCATCGCCTGGCGGATGAAGGCCCGGTCGCCGCCGTACTTGGCGCCGCTGTTGCCCCAGGCCACCAGGACGGGCAGGTTCTCCGCCGCAGCCCGTGTGATGATGTAGGTCAGGACGGCGCCGTTGCCCGGGCCGATCGGGTCCTCGTGGATCGCCAGCGCTTTCGGGTCTGACGAGACCAGGGCTTTCAGGTTGGCGATCCCCAGCCCGCCGTAGCCCCAGAGGGTGGCGAAGTGGATGAGCTGGTGGAGGGTCGGGTCTTCCTTCTCCTCGTCCGCGTCGCTGGGGTTGACCATCACCACGTAGAGGCGCGGCTTGGACCAGTCCCAGGTCCGGCCCAAAGCCAGCCGCCAGGTGCGGCAGGGGGAGAAGATCGCGACCCGGTCCACGCGCTTGTGGCCGGAGAGCTCTTCCTGGAAGAAGGGGCCGATCATGACTGTGGGCCCGGTCCATTGACCCGCAGATCGATGTCCACGCCCACGACCTGGCGCAGCGCCTCGCCCGCGGCCTCGACGTCGATCTGGAAGGCGGACGGCGCGTCCTCAGCCGGAATGGTGATCTCGGCCCTGAGCTCGGGCGTCTTGAAGAGACTGGCCGGAAGCTTGGCGACGCACGACATGCCACGCTCGCCCCGGGCCAGACTCGGCGCGCCTCGGGACATTCGCATGGAGCCGTCTGCGCCGAAGACGAGCCAGAACTCGAACTTGTAGGTGTCGCCGTGGATATAGGAGAAGCGGGGGCTCATGCGGCCCTCGCGCGGATGCCGCTGGAGACGAAGGCTCGATAGTCCGACCAGAAACCCACGTCGCTCAGTTCCAGATAGACGGCATGTTTTGCCGCTGCGGCCGACTTCGCCACGATGGTGCGCGCGGTGATCCCGCCGCCCATGACGACCCAAGGACGAAGCCCTGAAGCCCGGTCTCGGATAGCCAGCCACGCCATGACGTTGCGCTGCCCCTCGGGCATCACCCGATAGACCGCATCCCGATCACCGTTAATCAGTCCAGCCAGCTGCCAATATGAGCCAAGCTCGTCGAAGCGCTTCGCATCGGCGCCGCCAGCCTCGCAGACGAAGTAGTTGCGGTAGGGCTTGACCCAGCTGCCGGCCGGACGACCGAGCGCGTGATGCATGTGATCGTAGTCTTCATCGGTCGGATACAGCGAACGACGGTTCATCAGCTCCCCCTCTGGTAGGCCGCGAAGTGCGCCGCGGCGGTGTCGTAGGCGTCCTTGTCGAGCCCCTGCCAAAAAGCGCGCTCAGACCGGGTGTGCTGATCGTGCTGGTGGTGGTGCCGGCAGAGCGGGTTTGCGTGGCGGTCGTGGTTCTTCCGGCCCGCACCGGGGTTGCTGACGCCCTTGCTGGCGTCGCTGAACCGGATGTGGGCCGCCTCGATGGGGCCGCTGCAGCCGCCCATATGAGCGGCCTCGCACGGCTGACGGCGCAGGTAGGCGAGGAAGCCCGGGTCCTGCTCGCGCTTGCGGCGCTGGCCCTCGACCTTGCCGCGGCGCTTCTCACGCTCCCGGCCGTCGACCTTCTTGGCCTTGCGCGCGGCGTCGAGGATCGGCCTCTTGATGGCCCGTTCCTCCGCCTTCAGCGCCCGCAGGCGCCGGCGCTCTGCGTCGCCCAGCCGGATCACGCCGCCGCCGACAGCTTGGCTTTCGCCAGCCGCGCCTCATACCGGCGGATGCCATGGATGACGGTCGTGTGGTCGCGATCGCCGAGATAGCGTCCGATCTGAGTGGTGCTCCACCGACCCGTCTTCATCAGCGCCCACATCACCTCGTGTCGAGCGTGGGCCGCATGGTGGTCGCGCCGGGGGCCGCGCATGTCGGCGACCGTGAGGCCGTGGCGGTGGGCGATCTGCTGACAGATCATATCCCGCTGGTTCGACGCGCCGACGATCTCCGGGCCGATCCGGCACGTGAGCCCATCGACCTGCATTGAGAGTTTCATCCGCACGTTCAAGGCGCCGAAGCTCTCCGCCTGGATAGACGAGGCGGTAAAGCGGTAGATCGTCAGCCGCTGCGGCGGCATCGGGAGCGTCACCGCGCCGCGCATGTCCGGCGCCGATCGCCGGAACTTCACCACGGTCTTTCGAACCTCGTCGGCCCCTGCCGCGACCCTCGGCAATTCGGCGCCCGAGAAGATGATCGCTTGGACGTCTGGGACGGGAATCCGCCCCATATTGGAAATGGTCTGGACGGAGAGTCCCTGAGCGTGCCGCTCCAGCACCCAGACGATATCCCGGGTGCTCAAGTGCTGCCGATGTCCGGCATAGTCGCCCAGCCTCTCGTGGAAATGGCGGTCAACGAAGGTCACGCGGCGGCCCTCCGCCGGTCGAGCTCGCGCCGGCAGTTCCACTTGGTGTCCTCATCAAGGTCGGATTTGGCGATGACCCAGTCGAGGTAGTCCGTCGGCGTGTCGGTGAGCTTCTCGCCCTTGTGCTTGCCGAACCCCCAGACGTGGAAGGCGAGCGGGAGCTTCGTCCACGCGACCATCTGGGCGGCCGAGGTCAGGCTCAGCATGTGGCGCAGGATGTGGGCGGTGACATATGTGTCCGGCCCGGCCCGGTGGGTTGGGTGGCAGAGCGCCTCGTCAGGTTCGATCAGGCCATGGTCCTGCAGCCAGTAGCGCAGGACGCCGTTGCTGTGGCCCGGCGCGTCCGGCCAAAGGTGGCGCGCCACCTTCAGCGTGCAGATCAGGGGCAGTTGAGGTTCGCCCCAGTGCTGGGCATCGAACTTGTTGTTGTGGCTGGCCAGGACCAGGACGCCGTCCCGCTTGGCGCGCGCCCACATGTCATCTGCACGGTAGACCGGAAAGCCCTTGGTCTCCGCGGCCGAAATGTGGTGGACCGCTCGCGCCTGCGGCGGCATGTGGTCGACTTCATGGAGTGACGAAGCCCAGTCACCTACAGTCCAGCCGGAGCCGTCGTCGGTGAGGTCGCACCAGCCCTGCTCGCAGACCTTGTGGTCAGGATCGAAGCCCTGAGTCTCGTAGTCGATGACCCGGATCCTCTTCACGGCTTCATCCCCCTGCCTTGCCGCGCCGCCTGGCGCACGCGCTTCAAGGCGGCCATCCGGATGCGCATTTCGATGATCCGAGCGGGCGTCATGCCGCCTTCGCCCGCGTCAGCTGCTCAGGCGTCACGCCGATGAGGTTGGAGACCCACTCCAGCACCGCCTGCTTGCTGCGCTGGAAGTCCCCAGCGCCCATGGCGTGACGGCTCTGGGAGTGGGCCGTGCGGACCACCACCACGCCGCCGCGGGTCACCACCCAGGCGAACGCATCACGTCGGCGCACGTAGGCGGCCACGCGCTCGGCGGCGGCCTTGGAGCCGGCGTCGATGGTCTCCTGGTCGTAGTAGCCGCACTCGATGAGCGCGCGCTTGCGAAGAGCCTCCGAACTCGGGAAGTCCGCCGCAATGCTCTCGGGGAGCGTCTTCCATGCCTCGCTTAGCCAGGCGAACTCGTGGTTGTGGGTCTTGTCAGACCGCTCCGGCTCGACAGACAGCCAGTAGACGGCGCCGTCGGCGAACATCTCCCGCGCGCGCTCCATGAAGCGCAGGGCCGGCACGAAGCCCGCCCCGCGCCACGTGAAGGCCATGGTCTCCCGCTCCGCCATGGCCTAACGCAGGCTCCAGCAGGTCAGAAACGGGATCTCGTCGTCCAGATCGGCCGAGAAGTCCTCGCGCGGCCGCGTCTCGTCATAGCCGCGGGACTCGCCGTAGCCGCCCGATCCGCCGCCGCCCCGGCTATAGCCGTCGTCGCGGGTGTCGCTGCGCTCGCCGTCGTCCCGGCCGCCCAGCAGGATCAGCGTCCCGTTGAACCGCTGGAGCACCACCTCAGTGGAGTAGTTGTCGCGACCGTCCTTTTCCCACTTTCGGGTCTGGAGGGCGCCCTCGATGTAGAGCTTCGTCCCCTTGCGGACGTACTTCTCGATGACGCCCACAAGGCCGTCGTTGAAGCAGCACACCCGATGCCACTCGGTGCGCTCCTTCTTCTCGCCGGAGCGCTTGTCGGTCCAGGTCTCGGACGTGGCGAGACTGAAGTTCGCGACCCGGTCGCCGCTGGTCAGCGAGCGGATCTCCGGGTCTTTGCCGACGTTGCCGATCAGCGTGACCTTATTCAACGATCCGGCCATCAGGCTTCGGTCTCCACATCGGTGAACTCGACGTCGGTGACGTCCTCATCGGCGGCCGCGCGCACCAGTTCGGCGCGCCTGGCCTCCAGCTGCTTCTTCAGCGCCAGGGCGTCGCTCTTGGCGCGCGCCCAGTATTCGCGAAGCGGGGCGGTGTTGGTGGACTCGAACCAGTCCATCCAGCGGAGGTCGCAGGTCCGCAGCTGCTCCATCACGCGGTCGTAGATGGCCCCGATGGGGACCGCGTCGATGCCGGCCGCCGGCGACAGCGACATCATGATGGTGTTGATGATCCCCGCCCGCTCGAGGCGGTGCTCCATGGAGAAGGCCTCGATCCGCTCGCTGGCGGTGAGTTCCTCCTCCCGCGCGCGGTCGAGCTCGGCGCCCTCGTAGAGACCAGAGGTGTCCTCGGGGAAGGCCTTGCGGATCGCCTGCGCCTCGGCGCACTTGGCGATCATCAGCGAGGGCATCTTCGCCCAGTTGCCGGACTTATCGAGGACTAGCTTGGTCTCGCCCTTGGGGACCTTCCGATACTTGGGCTTGCCAGCCTTCTTGTGTCCGGCCGGGTACTTCTCGCCCGTGTCCTCCCATTCGAAGCCTGCGGCGCAGTCCTCGCGCAGCGGCGCGAACTCCGCCCAGCGGGCCACGCCGGTGACGCGGCGCCACTCGACGCCGCCCTCGTCGCGCACGTAGATGCGGACGCGGACCTTCTCGATGCCCAGCGGGTTCGACTCCGGGTCTTTCAGCTCCTGATCGCAGACGAGGTCATATTCCTCGTCGTCGGGGCGGTAGCGCTTGGACCGGGCCGCGATGGCGCGCAGGCCGTCGATGGTCGTGATGATCGCCATCTTCCGGTAGTTCGGATCGTCCTTGTTGAAGACGATGGCGCTGATCTGCTTGCGGAAAGGGTCGAGGCCCGTGCGCTGGGCGACCTCGCAGAAGAGGTCGAACTCTGCAGGGTTGCAGTCGTTGGCGACCGTGCGGCGGATCAGGTCCAGCTGCCGGTCGGTGTAGGTGCCCAGCTGGGCGAGGCGGACGACGGCTCCCATCACGCCACCCGAATGCTGAGGTTGCGGCTCGGCTCGGACAGGTACGCGCCGGGAACCTGGCCGTAGGTCTGGCGCAGGTGCGCCAAGGCCGTGTCTCGGGCGATCTGCATCTCCAGCGCTGCCGCCTTGGCTGGACCCGGCGCGTCTTCGGCGAGATCCGGCGGGATCGGCAGGGCGAGGTAGGCGCGCGCCCGTTCCGCCAGCTGCTCAAGCTCCGGCGTCTGCGGGAACTTCTCGATGAACTCGGCCACGGCCGCGTCCAGGCTGTCGGCGCCGGCCTCCGCGATCAGGGCCAGGGCCTCGGCGCGGCCCTTCAGCTCGTCACCGAGACGCTTCTTGGCGAGCACGGGTTCGCCGTCATCCCAGAACCGCGCCGGGATGTCCGACTCGGTCTCCAGAACCACGCTCGGCGCGCGCTTGGAGAAGAACAGCGTGCCCAGCGGTCGTTGCACCTTCTCGCCATCCAGGCCAGCGAGCAGCAGGGCTTGCTCCACCAGCGTCTTGGTGGTCTCGGCGCGGGTCTCAAAGCGTCTCTTGCGGGCCTGCAGGTCGCTGATCGCCGTCGGGATTCCAGCGGCCAGGGCCAGATCGGTCTGGCGCTCGGCCAAGAGGCGGTCGACGATCTCGAAGAAGTCGGTCTCGCCTTCGATCATGTCCAGCAGCAGCTGGGTGTCCTCGGTCTCGCCAAGGGCCGCGATGGATTCGCGCAGGCTCTGGACCGCCTGCGCCTGGAAGGTCGGGTCGAATTTCATGACGTCCTCGCATGGATTGCGGTGAGAGTGCAGACCTGGGCCTCCATCGCCTCGGAAAGGCGGGCGGCAAGGTCACGAATGCCCGGCGGTTGGGCGGGATTGGCCGACACTTCAGCCGCCATGGCGGAAAGGTCGGAGATCGCGTCCGCCAGGACGCCGACCTGAGCGCGGCTGAGCTGGGCCGCTTCCGCCTGCAAGCGGCGGATGCGTTCCGCGACCGTCTCGGGCCGGGGGCGAAGCAGGGGCTCGACACTCAAGACGCCACCGCGTGGATGAGCACTGCGACGCCGAGGCCGAGGCAGGCCAGGATGTAGAGCTGGCCGAGAAGGTTCAGGTTCATGAGCGCCCCTCCGGGCTGAGGCCCGCCAGGATGTTTCCCAGCGCCTGGCCGATGGTGGTGAAGCCAGGGACCGGCGTTGCGATGCGATGGGCCCGGCGCCATGCGTCGAGGGCGTCCAGCGCGCGGGTGAGTTCTGTCCAGAGGCCCGCCGCGAAGGCCGAGCCGTCCTTGTCGCCGGCCCGGTAGGCGGCGCGGGACTCGTCGCTGTAGAGCGCCCGCAGGCCGATGGCCGTCTCCTCGCAGATCGGGGTCAGGCGGCCGTCGGCGCGCCAGAAGATGTCCCCGCCGCAGAAGGAGAAAGTCAGCGGCTTGCTGCGCAGAGGCTTGACGGCCGCCATCACGCCGCCACCTTCATGGCCTGCGCCTTCTTCAGGGCGCGGGCGGCGGCCACGATCCGGGCCTGGGCGTCGAGCGCGTCGGCGGCTTCCACGCCCTCCATGTTCTGCGGCGTGCGGATGCGGGGGTCGCCCAGCATCCGGATCTGATGGCCCATCCAGGTGGCCTTGGAGGCCAGCAGGCGCGCGCCGTCCGAACGGCCCTGCGCCTCTGCGATCCACCGGGTGACGGCGGCCTGCATGCGGGCGGTGTTGTCGAGCGGGTCAGCCATGGCGTCCTCCGTTGATGGAGGAAGTTAGCCATATGCAAACTTCCGACGCAAGCAAAAAGTTAGCTGCCCGCTAACCGCCGGAAATTGGCGTTTGCTGAATGCCCTACGTCAAACTCGGACGCATACAACCCCCGCTTGGTGGCGCTCGCCCGCAGGTCGCGCAACATCGCGAAAAAGGTGGGGTGAATAGATGTTGAAGGTCACGCGCTTCTGCGTGCAGCCCTATGTGCGTCGATCTGGTCGCCTGGAACCGGGCGAGGCGGAGCGGTTCCATCATCCGGAATCGGCGCTTCGGCGGGCCCGCGGCATGCGTCGCCGGGTCGCGGGCGTAGCCGTCTACAGGGTCACCGGATGGCCCGTGCAGGATTTGTGGGGGAAGCCCCAGCTCATCGCAAGAGAAGGGGAGGTTCCCATGTGTGACGCGCCTTAGGAGGTCAGCGCGCGTCAGTCATCGGTCCCTGTCCGATGTAAGGTCTTGGCGATTTCGACGACCTGCCGGCGCTCTACTGGCCTCAGCTGCTCATAGATTGACCATAGCCCCTCGGGGTCGCTGGGGTCTCGGGAGATCAGGTCTGGCACATCACAGCCTAGCGCGAGGGCGAAGGCTTCCAGAAGGTCCTGGGTGTATTGCCGTTCGCCGCGCTCGAGTTGACTGATGTAGGGTTTGGACAGCCCGACCATCTCAGCCAGGCGATCCTGGGTGTAGCCGCGGTGCTTCCGCCACTCCCTCAGATACCACTTGGTCTTTCCGCGCTGGAGCATGTTTGCAGTGTGCCAACACGCCGCGCCCTCGTCGTGAAACTGCCAGCTAACTTTTGGGCTTGCGCGGAAGTTAGCCATATGCAAACTTCTCCCTTATGGAAGTCGCCCCGCACAGTGAGCTGACCCCGACGGCGTTGAGCCGCGCCGTCGACATCAGCGTCCCGTACGCGAGCCAAATCCTTAAGGGTGTGCGCACCCCGACGCAGTCCATGGCGATCCGCATCTATCGGGCCACGGGCAAGAAGTTCGGGCCGATCATGGAAGCGACGGACGCCGAGATCGACGTCCTGGAGCGCTTCCAGGGGGCGGCCTAGATGCCCTTGCACCCCCCACACGCCCCGCATGCGCGCTCAATGCAGCGCACGGCCGACGCATTAAGCGACCGCAGTCCGCCGCCGCCCTGCAGCGACTTCACGGCCGCGCGCCGGAGCCGCCGACAGGCCCGGCTGGCCTTCTTGTCGACGCGCCCCACATGGGACAGCGCCGCCAGCGCCAGAAGCGCCGCGTCGTGTTCGACCGCAAGCATGGATTACACCCCCAGGAATACGCCCTCGCGTTGCAATGGGGGTGTTAATGCGCGTTATTTCCATGCGGCGCGGCGCCGCAACCTTGGCCACGATCAGCGCTTCTTGCGCGGCTTTTTCGGCGGCGAAACGGCCAACATTTCCTCGATCATGTCGAGGGCGGGCGTGCCGATCTGTCGCGTGGCCGCCATCATCGCGCGCCATTCCTCCGGCGTGCGCTTGCCGCGCAGCCGAACGACCTTTTCCTCGATTTCCCCGTCGTTTAGCAGCGTCCGCAGCTCGTCCACGGCGCTGCCCCGCCGTCGCGCGAGATACATCCACGTGATGAAGACCAGCCCGATGGCCAGGTCCACGGAGCGTTCCGGCGGCTGGCCGCCTGTGGGTCTTGAACTCATGGAAGCCTCCTGCCCCGCGGGCGAATTTCTGTCGATGAATTGGTATGGCGGACCTACCCATCATGGGGAGCCGCCGTTCTTCGAACGCGGCGAGGCCGCGACGTCAGGTTTCAATTGCGCCCGCTCGGGTCTGCACGCCCCCCTAGCACCCCCCCAGCGGCGCGTAAGGCGGTCGTCTCTGCGTTCTTGGGACGACCGCCGCCCCCGCTCAGTTTCGCTGCGCCCCCGAGCCCTCGGCGACGGCGAATGGGGCGGCGACGGACGCCATAGCCGTCGCCGCCCGTCCAATCTCGCTGCTCAGCGCCGCCAGCGCCGAGCAATGCTTGTCCCGCAGCTTGCCGAAGCCGCCGGACAGTCCCGGGTCGCGCGCCAACGCGTCCCCGTAGGCCCGCGCCAGGTGCGCGTGCCCGATCATCCTGCAAACAAGGTCGTCGATCTCATCCAAGTCGATAGCTGTCACCTCCTGCACCGCTGCGCCTCCGTGCGCCTCACTCAACGAGGCGCAACATGAAGGCTCAGCTTGTGGGGATCACGGACAAAAGTGACAGGTTTCCCCAGCGCGGCGAACGGATCGCCCGCTGGCTGGAAACCTACATGGACGCGCGCGGCCTCTCAGTCGCGGAGATCGCCTTCCGAGTGAAGGCGGACAAGCGCGACATTCGCCGGCTTCTGAATGAACGGAGCTGCGGCCCCCGACTGAACGATGATCTGGAGGCCGCGTTCGGTTGGGACTTCATCGAGCATGTCGCCACGCCGGTTGTCGGCGCCGACCCGCTCACCGCGAGGGAGAGAGAAGTTGAGCAGCGGCTTGCCGAGGCCGCCGCCATCCAAGCCCGGCTTGAACGGGATCGGGCGTCTCGCGCTGCGCGCCGCGCTGGCCTGGAGCACGTGGAGGGCCAAGCGGCTCTACGCAGCGTTCCAGCGCGCGTCGAGAGCCGAGCTTTCGATCAGCCGCCGCCTGTACGGGCCTGACGGCGACGAGGACTGACTAACCGGACGCCGCGCCCACGTTGGAGAGCGCGCGCCGGCATCGAGAACAAGGGAATGCGGCCGCCCTGAACGGCCGCGGGGTCTGAACGGGGAGGGCAGCGATGCTCAACGATGAAACACGCCCGGATGGTGGCTCGGCACTGCCGCGAGCGACGCGGGTCCAACACCTGATCAACCGCATCGGCGCCCACGAGGCCGAGGGTGCGGAAATCGCCGCCGAGATGAAGGCGCTCGCCCTGACGCCGGCCCAGGTCAAGAAGATCCAGGCCACCCAGAAGACCCTGGCCGCGCTGATGGGCGCTGACCTCCTGCCGGAAGGGGCTCAGCTGTGAGCGGCGGACCTGGTGCCGGCATCGGCGACAACAGCGCTCATCCCGACGTCCTGAACGCGACCGCGCAGGGCCAGCTGAAGAGCATCATCGAGCGCGTGGAGCGCTTGAATGTCGAGAAGGCCGAAATCGCCGAGCAGGTGAAGGAGGTTCTCTCGGAGGCCAAAGGCTCTGGCTTCGACCCGGCCATCATCCGCAAGGTCATCGCCATCCGCAAGCAGGACCGGGCCAAGCGGCAGGAGCAAGAGGCGATCCTCGATCTATATCTCTCCGCGATCGGTGAGATCTGAGCCGTGGGCGGCCCCTTCTTCGCCGACGAGCTGGAGCCAGCGCCGGCCCGCTATCCGGAGCGTCCCGGCCACAAGCGCCGCGACACCTCCAAGGCCGCCGCCGACGGCATCGCGCCCCAGGCCAAGACGCTGCGGGAGCAGGTCTATGACGCCATCAAGGCGCGGCCGGGCACGCCGGAGGAAATCGCGCGCCGCACGGGCATCCCCTTGATGAACGTGCGGCCGCGTTGCAGCGAGCTCGTGAAGAAGAACCTCGTCATCGACACCGGCCAGCGCCGCCAGGCCAGCGGCGGACGCATGGCCATCGTCTGGAGGGCGGTCTGATGCGCTCGCCCGCCTCGGTTCGCGACGACATGGTGACGCTCTATGCGGTGAGCGGCCTCACGGTTCGCCAGATCGCCGACCGGTACGGCTTTACGGCGTGGATCGTGCGCGTGGAACTGGAGGCGGCGGGCGTGGAGTTCCGGCCCTCTGGCCGCCAGGCTGTCCGCCCGGTCGAAGAACCGGTCGCTGAAGCCTCGGCCTGCGCCAGCACTCCCGAGAGCGAACCGGAACCCGCTCCCGCAGCACCGGCCGCCCCAGCCCACACCGACCTAGGCCCGCAACCGCCGCGCCCGGTCGTCGAATTGCCGGACGAGGACTTCCGCCACATCCGCGCCATCCGGCGCGCCAACCGCGGCATGGGTTTCCCGGTGTTGCCGATCCGGGGCGGCTTCTGATGGGCTGGACCGACGAGAGGACTGACCTCCTGAAGAAGTTCTGGCAGGACGGCCTGTCCGCCAGCCAGATCGCCAAGCAGCTGGGCGGCGTCACTAGGAATGCCGTGATCGGCAAGGTGCGCCGCCTCGGCTTGCCTAGGCGCTCGCCCGAGGCCAGCCGGGTGGCGAGCAACGTCAACTACGCGGCCAATCGCGCGGCGACCCCAAAGACCCCAAAGACCCCGAAGCCCTCGAAGGCCATGGGCCACGCTTGGTTCAGCGGGACGGGCTCGAAGCCGCCGCAGCCGGTCGAGACCACCAAGCCGGCCGCCGCAATCCCCCTGGCCGCACGCCATTGGGAGACCCGCGCCGCGCGGGGCGAGTGCGCCTTCCCCATCGAGCAGCCGGACGGGTCCATCTGGTCCTGCTGCAACCCTGCGCCCGACACGCCGGACTGGTGCTACTGCGCCCAGCACGCCGACCTGATGACCCGCAAAGTCATCGACTGGACGCCGGCGCAACGCGAGCGGTTCGCGGAACGCGCCCGCAAGGCCCTGGCCACGAAGCGTGCGCGGAGGGCCGCATGAGCGCCGCATCCTTCGCCGTCCCCCTGGAAGCTGTCTGCAACGGCGCCGACTTCGCCGGGAAAATCCTCCTGGCCCAGCTGATCGCCGAGCGCGCGGCCATGCACGACGCGGCCGTGGTGGAGCGCGGCGCCGAGCAGTGGGTCGCCACCATCCTCTACACCGCGCCGGGCAACCCCACCCGGCAGCAGATCGCCCATGTCGGCCTGCTCTGGCCGATGAACCCCGTCTCCCCCAACCAGGAGCTTCGCCATGCGCTCTGAAGGCAGCGCGCTGCTCAGCCGTCTCGATCTTACGCGCGACGAGAACATCCGAGACGCCCGGCACGAGCTGGAGCGCGCAACAGACCCCGAGCGGCTCGCCGCGTGGGCCGCTAAGTGGGGTCGAGCCGCGTTGGAGCGCTGTCAAGCCGGAGCCCAGGTGCTCGGCGCCGAACACGTCACCCCCATTGAAGAAAGGCTCGTCTGATGGAGCGCTTTCACATCGTCGACGACGCCGCCGTGATCCTGCGCGGCAGGAAGGGCGTCTACCGCCAAGCCAAGGTCTACCGCCGCGGCGAGGATGTCTTCGCGCAGGTGGGGTTCGGATACGTCCGGCTCCTGGCCCGCAACGGCACGACTGACCCCTCCATCAGCTGGCTGGACATCGAGGCGGAGGGCGTCGTCGCGACGACCAACGGCCCCAAGTTCCGGCCCCAACTCAAGGTCGCCGCGGAATGAACCTCACCATCGAACGCGCCCCCGCGCTCTCGGCCCTCTCCCGCGTCTTCGACGTGGTGGAACGGCGCCATACTATCGAGATCCTCTCCAACTTCGTGCTCACCGCCGACGACGGCCACCTGACGGTCTGCGGCAGCGATCTGAACATGTGGGCCACCGAGCGCTTCCCGGCGCAGGTCGCGGGAGAGGGCGCCATCGCCGTGCCGGCCGACAAGCTCCACGACATCGTCCGCAATGCCGACACCGGCGCCCAGGTGGCGCTCAGCCTGGACGCGGCCGACCCGCGCCTGAAGGTCAAGTCGGGCCGCTCCAACTTCAAACTCCCCTGCCTGCCGGCCAAGGACTTCCCGCGCAGCAAGGACACCGACTTCAGCGAGCCCTTCAGCATGCCGGCCAAGCAGCTGGCGGACATGATGGCCCGCGTCTCTTGGTCGGTCTCTCGGGAGAGCAACGCCAAGGCCATCGAGAACCTCTACCTGGCGAACGTGGGCGGCCTGCTGCACGCCGTGGGCTGCGCGGGCGTGGCCGTGGCGCTGCGGCGCGAGACGGCGCCGGCCGGCTCCGAGGGGCTGAAGGCCATGCTTCCCATGAAGCTGGTCAGCCACCTGATCAAGTGGCTGGGCGATGCGGAGGGCGAGGTCCGCGTCTCCTGGCTGGACCGCAATCCCGATTCCGGCCGGCCGAACGACGCCCTGCGCTTTGAGTGCGGGGAAGGGCAGCTGACCGCTCGGCTGTTCGACGCCACCGGCTTCGTCAACTACCCGGCCATGCTCTCGGAGGAGGCCGACCTCATGGCCCGCACCGACCAGGACGCGCTGAAGACCGCGATCCGCCGCGTGCTGATCATGAAGGACGTCAAGTCGGATACCATCCGCCTCACCTTCACGCCCGGCGCGGTGACGCTCGCCATGCGCAACGACCAAGCCGGCGAGGGGGCGGAGGAGGTGGCCTGCGACTACGAAGGGCCGGAAGCCACGGTCCTCGTGGGCGCCCGCCAGCTGGGCGACACCCTGGCCAGCCTGCAAGGCGACCGCGTCGAGTTGGGCTTCCACCCCCACACCCTGACGAACCGCGACCCGGACTATTTGAAGAGCATCCGCGTCATCGTCCGCGCGCCCTGCGACCCGCAGTACCTCTCCGTCCTGGCGCAGATGGTGGCGTGACGTGGCCGAAGCGTACGCCGAGTTCCTGGCGGAGAAGCAGCGCCTTGCCCCGCCTGTCGGTTTCGAGCCGGCGACGGACCGCTATCCGCAGCGCGCCAAGCCGTTCCAGGCTGCGGTCGTGTCCTGGGCCTGCCGCCGCGGCCGCGCGGCCCTGTTCGAGGGTACTGGCCTTGGGAAGACGCTGCAGGAACTGGCCTGGGCTCAGGAAGTCGTCCACGAGACCCGCAAGCCGGTGATCGATTTCACGCCCCTCGCGGTCGCCGAGCAGACCGTGAGCGAGGCGGAGAAGTTCGGGATCGATGGCGTCGCCTACGCGGCCGACCAGGACGCGGCGTGTTCGCCGATCGTGGTGACCAACTACGACCGTCTGCACCTGTTCGATCCGACGAAGTTCGGCGGGGCCGTGCTGGACGAGAGCAGCATCCTGAAGGCCGCGGACGGAAAGACCCGCGCGGCGCTGATGGAGTTCTGCGCCGGGCTCCCCTACGTGCTGCCGGCCTCCGCCACGCCGGCGCCCAACGACTGGACCGAGCTTGGCCAGCACGCAGAGCTCCTCGGCGTCATGAGCGCCAAGGAGATGCTCGCCATGTACTTCGTGCATGACGGGTCGAACCGGGCGGGCGGCGGCGATGGCTGGCGGCTGAAGCGCCACGCCGAACAGGACTTCTGGCGCTGGGTCGCGTCGTGGGCGGTCAACTTCCGCCACCCGCGCGACCTCGGCTACGACGAGCCGGGATACGACCTGCCGCCGCTGCGGCGCCATCAGGTCACGGTCCCGGACTTCAGCCTGCCGGCGCAGGGCTTCTTCCACGAGGCGGGGCAGTCGCTGCAGGAGCGCCTTGCCGCCAAACGCGACAGCATCGGCGAGCGTGTCGGCCAGGCGGCCGAAATCGCCCGCGCTGGACGGGACCGTTGCTGGGTCCACTGGTGTCACCTCAACGATGAGGCGGACGCCATCACCAAGGCCATCCCGAGCGCGGTGAACCTCAGCGGCTCTGACTCCCGAGAAGAGAAGATCCGCAAGCTGCGCGCCTTCTCCAACGGCGAAATCCAGGACCTCGTCACCAAGCCTTCGATCGCTTCGATGGGCCTGAACTGGCAGCACTGCTGTTCCACGACGTTCGTTGGCCTGAACGACAGCTTCGAGCAGCTCTATCAGGCGCTGCGCCGCTTCTGGCGGTTCGGCCAGGCCAAGGCCGTGGATGCGTACTTCATCGCCTCCGAGCGGGAAGGCGCCGTCGTCCAGAACCTGGAGCGCAAGGAGCGCGACTTCGAGGCGATGGCCGCCGCCATGGCTGCGCACATGCTCGACCTTAACCGCGCCGAGATCCGTGGCGGCCGCGTCGCCGCCTCCAACCAGCGCGCCAACCTCAAGATGGAGCTTCCGACGTGGCTGACGGCATGAGCGCCCCCGCGGTGATAGACCAGGTGAGCGGAGAGGGTTGGACGCTCTGGCATGGGGACTGCATCGAGGTCGCTTCGGGCCTGCCCAACGACAGCCTCCACTATACGATCTATTCGCCTCCGTTTCAGTCGCTCTACACCTTCAGCGACGACCCGCGCGACCTTTCCAACTGCGCGGACGACGAGACCTTCTGGCGCCACTACCGCTTCCTGATCTCCGAACTGGCCCGCGCCACCATGCCGGGCCGGCTGATGACCATCCACTGCATGCAGCTGCCCATGTCCAAGGTGCGGGACGGGGTGATCGGCCTGCGCGACTTCCGTGGCGAGATCATCCGCGCGCACCAGGAGGCGGGTCTCGTCTACCACTCCGAGGTCGTGATCAGGAAAGATCCGGTCTCGGCGATGCAGCGCACGAAGGCGATTGGCCTGCTGCACAAGCAAGTCTGCAAGGACTCCTCGCTCAGCCGCATGGCGGTCGCCGACTACATGGTCACGATCCGCAAGCCGGGCGACAACCCGGAGCCGGTCTCCGGGTCCTTCGACGCCTACCACGGCACGGACCCGGCCATGCCCGCCGAGGATCCGAAACGCTCGGGCGGGCATGTGGCGGACAGCTACTCCGTGAAGGTCTGGCAGCGCTACGCCGAGCCGGTGTGGATGGATATCGCCCAGTCCGATGTCCTGTCCCATCGCGCAGCCCGCGCCGAAGAGGACGAGCGCCACATCTCGCCGCTGCAGCTGACGCCGATCCGGCGATGCCTGCAGCTGTGGACGAATCCAGGCGACGTCGTGTTCTCACCCTTCGCCGGCATCGGGTCCGAGCTCTACTGCGCGATCCAGATGGGCCGTCGCGCGATCGGAGCCGAGCTCAAGAAGTCGTACTTCGATCAGGCCGTGGACAACCTCCGTGCGGCTGAGCGGGGCGTGAACGCGCCGTCGCTGATGGCGGATGACGCCGCGTGACATTCTCTTTTGGCACGCTGTGCAGCGGCATTGAGGCCGCGAGCGAGGCCTTCGTACCCCTGGGCGCGGAGTGCCGCTACGTCTCGGAGATCGAACCCTTCCCCTGCGCGGTCCTGGCGGATCGCCACGGCGCCGGCAAGCCCATGCGCATGCCCAGGCCGGAGGAAGTCGATGTCGAAGGCGCGACCACGAAGGCGGAGCGAGAGCAGCGCCTGAAGGAACGCCGTGCGCGTCAGGCCGCCATCCGCGCCGTCGACGGATTCGCGCGCTGGGGCAACCGCATCCCGAACTACGGCGACCTCACCCAGATCGATCCCGACGAGCTTCCGGAGGTGGACCTGCTGGTGGCGGGGTTCCCATGCCAGGACTTCTCCATCGCGGGCCTGCGGCAGTCGCTGTCCGGCTCCCGCGGCAACCTCACCCTCTTCGGAGTGAAGCTGATCCATGAGCTCCGCAAGCGTCGGCGCATTCGAGGCGTTCTTCTCGAGCAGGTCCCCGACATCCTCAACACCAAGGACAACGCCTTCGGAGCCCTCCTTGGCGGAATTGTCGGACACGACGCCGCCATCGTTCCAGGTCGACGGGGAAAATGGACGAACGCGGGTGTGGCTGACGGACCACTCGGGACCGCAGTATGGCGCGTTCTCGACGCTCAATACGCGGGCGTGGCTCAACGGCGCGAGCGTCTGTTCGCTGTCATCAGTTTTGGAGACGGGCCCGATCCCGTCGAAGTACTTTTTGAGCGCCAAGGCCTGTCTCGGCATCCTCCGTCGCGCGGCGAAGCGGGGGAAGGATTTGCCCGCGCTTTTGATGAAGGCGCTGATGTCGGTCGCGGGCCGGGCGGACGGTCGCCGAACAGGAGGGCCCCCGCCCAAGGGGGCGTTCCGTTTGGATGCGACTACGACCAGGCCGTCGGCCGGCCGCTCGTCGCGGCTGCGGCTGGAAACCGAAGCGATATCGAAACCGAGACGGTCGTCGTCGGAACCCCGACCAGTAACGGTAAGGCGGCCGGGTCGGCGACCCAGCAGGATGCGGAGCAGGGCCTTCTGATCCCGACGACCTATGCGTCAGTTGGTCACTTCGGGGGAATGGTCAGGAGCGAGGTTTCAGACCCGCTACGGGCGACTGGTGGGGACACTGGCGGCGGCGGCGAAGCGCTGATCGCGCATTCACTACGCGGTGAAGGGTTCGATGCCAGTGAAGACGGTACGGGGCGCGGAACGCCGATTGTCCCCGTCACCTACTCCATCATGCCGCAGAACAGCGGCAAGGATTACAAGGCGCGCGCGGTTGACGTCGCCCAACCTCTCATGGCCAGCGGCCCGGCGGGCGGCGACCAGGGCGGCGACTACATCGTCCAGCCGATCGCCTTCAACGCTCGCCAAGATCCAATCTCCGGGGCAGTGGTGGGCCCGCTCGATACCGATGGCGCGACGCATGCCATCGCCTTTTCCTGCAAGGACCACGGCGCGGACGCCGGGGACATTGCGCCGACGATGCGGGCCATGGGCCACACCGGCTCGCATCCAAATGCGGGCGGCCAACTCGCCGTCGCCTTCAGTCTGCGCGGCCGCGAGAACGGTGCCCAAGCGGAAGTGGAGGAGGGCGACGTGTCGCCCAGCCTCAGGGCTGCTGAGGGCGGCTCCACGCGGCCGTTCGTCGCTTTCCAGCAATCGCAGAGCGGCGTGCGTGAGGTCAAACTAGCGCCAACGCTAGACGCCAACATGGGCTCGCGCCGGATGAACGGAATCGTCGACCATGAGATGGCCGTCCGCCGCATCACCGTGGTGGAAGCCGAACGGCTCCAAGGCTTCCGAGACGGCTACACCCTCATCGAATGGCCCACGGCCAACCGCAAGGACGAGGAGCTAGAGGAGTTCACCGCCTACCTGATCAGCCACGGATATTCGCCCGAGGAGGCGGAAATCCTGGCCCAGACGCCAGACGGCCCGCGCTATCGGGGGATCAGCAACAGCAAGGCCGTGCCGCTCGTGCGGAAGCTGGGTGAGCGCTATGCGGCGGCGCTTCGGCGCTTCATCGATCAGGGCTCGGCATGAGCCTCGTCCCCGCCCTGGACCTTCGTCCGCCCGAAGACGAGACGGACCCGCACCTCCCCGCCAACATCGAGGCGGAGAGCGCGCTTCTCGGCTGCCTGCTCTACGACAATTCGGCCTACGAGCGGGTGGGCGACAATCTGCGGCCGGAGCACTTCTTCGAGCCGTTCCATCAGCGCCTCTTCGCTGCGATCGAAGTGGCGATCCGCAAGGGGCAGTTGGCCGAGCCCATCCTGCTCATGCCGCAGTTCCAGGCGGACCCGGCCTTCCACGACCTGGGCGGGGTTCGCTACCTCGCCGACCTGGTGGAGCGGGCGCCGCCGCCGCCGAACGCGCCGGAGTACGGCCGCGCCATCCACGACGCCTTCCTGCGCCGCCAGGTCATCGAGATCAGCCAGGACGCCATCAGCGTGGCCCAGACCGGCGAAGCGGCGGGCCGGGAGATCATCGAGGACACCGAGGGCCGGTTCTTCCACCTCGCCGAGAACCGCTCGGGCGTCGGCGTCGTCAGCTTCTCCGAAGCCATCGCCGGGGCCGTGCAGCACGCCAGCGAGGCCGTGCAGCGGGACGGCGGGCTTTCGGGCCTGTCCACGGGCCTGATCGACCTGGACCAGAAGACGGGCGGACTGCACCGCTCGGACCTGATCATCATCGCCGCCCGGCCCTCCATGGGGAAGAGCAGCCTTGCGGCGAACATCGCCTACGAAGCGGCCCGGCGCTACCGCTACGAGGTCCAGCCGGACGGGACCCGCAAAACCATCGACGGCGGCCAAGGCCTGTTCTTCTCGCTGGAGATGAGCGCCGAGCAATTGGCGCTGCGCCTCGCGGCCGCCGCCGCTGGAATCTCCGGCGACAAAATCAGGAAGGGCGAGATCAGCGCCTCGGAGTTCGGACGCTTTCGGGATGCGGCCCTGGAGATCCAGGATATCCCGCTGCACATCGACGCCACCGGCGGCCTGCCGCTTGCCAAGCTCTACGCGCGGGCCCGGCGCCAGAAGCGCCTGACGGGCCTGGACCTGATCATCGTCGACTACCTGCAACTGATCGACGCCGGAATCGGCGCCCGCGCCAACCGCGTGGAGCAGCTGACGGTGATCACCACGGGCCTGAAGGCCCTCGCCAAGGAACTCGACGTCCCGGTGATCGCCCTTTCGCAGCTCTCCCGCCAGGTGGAGCAGCGCGAGGACAAGAAGCCTCAGCTCTCCGACCTGCGGGAGTCCGGCTCCATCGAGCAGGACGCCGACACGGTGTGGTTCATCTACCGCGAGGACTACTACCTGGAGCGCCTCGAGCCGCGTGAGAACACGCAGGAGCACTTCGACTGGCAGGCCCAGATGGAGCAGGTCCGCGGCCAGGCGGACATCATCGTGGGCAAGGCCCGGCACGGCCCCATCGGCACGGTGAAGGTCGCGTTCAACGGCGACCTGACCAAGTTCTCCAACCTCGCGCGTGAGGGCCGCTACGGCGGCTACGGGCGCAACCCGGCGGGCGATTGATGGCTAAGGACGATCCCAAGGCCTGGATGCCGCTCTATCTCGCCGCCTACGAGCGCGCCACCAATCGGCTGACGCTCGCCGAGGATGGCGCCTACATGCGCCTGATCCGCGACTATTGGGTGAACGGCCCGCCCCCGGATGATGACGCGACCATCGCCCGCATCCTGCGCGTCGAGCGGCGGGAGTGGCTGAAGGTCCGTCCGGCGCTCGTCGGGTATTTCGATCTGCGCGACGGGCACTGGTTCCACGACCGGGTCGAGCAGGAGCTCTCCAGGGCCCGGGAGATCATCGAGAAGCGGCGAGAGGCTGGCCGACAAGGCGGGCGCCCGAAGAAGCAAAACGATACCAAACCAAAAGCAAATGGTTCTTCTGAGGAAAAGCAAAACGAAACACCCGCGCGGGTCGCGTTACCTTCACCATTACCTACTCCTGACGGAGTAGAGGATGCTAACGCATCCTTGTCGCCGAGCGGCGACGAGCGGTCGGCGTATCCGCCTGAGTTCGAGGCGGCCTGGAAAGCCTACCCCCACGTCAAGGGGCGATCCAGCAAGCGCAAGGCCCATGCCATCTGGCGGCGGATCAGCACGGGCCGCAAAGCCCTCCTGCTGACCGCAGTGGAGCGCTACGCCCGGGAGGGTCGTGAGCCGAAGCAGGACTGCGGCGCGCCAGCGATGGAGCGCTGGCTGCGCGACGAACGCTACCTGGACTGGATGCAGCCGACCGAGGCCAAGGCCGCGGTGTCCTCGACCTGGAATGGGCCGGATGAGGTTCGCGCCGCCGTGGAGGCGGGCTTCGGCGATCCTGGCCGCGCCCTGAGCTTCCTCAGCCGCTGCAGCTGGGACGCCGAGCGCAAGGCCATCGTCTCGGAGAACAGCTTCACCGTCGAGACCATCCGCCGAGAGGCCGGGCCATGGCTGGCGCGGCTGGGCGTCAAACTGATCCAAGGGAAGGGGAGGGCGGCATGAGGTTCGTCCCGAGGTTTGTTCGTCGCTGGGTCATCGCCATGGCGCTGCGCCGCGAGTTGGCGAAGGTGCGCAGGCTGGCGGCGGTTCAGGGTGCGGTCGCGCTGAGCCAAGAGGCGATCAGCGGCCTCCTGTCGCGCGGCCCGTCCGAGGAGGATTCGCCTCGACCGATTTGGATCATGATGGACCCCGCTCGGCCGGAACCCCAGCCCGAGCAGAAGACTCAGGCTCCGGAGCGCGAGCCGGGGCGCCAGCATGTCGCGATGCCGCGCGAGGCGGCGCATGGCCTCATGGGTCTGGTCGCGGGCCTCCCTTGGAAGCCAGCCGTCCCGCGCAACGCGCACTCGGCGCTTTGGGAGGACTGCCACCGCTTCGCCGAGGGCGCCAAGCCGAAGCGGGATCCCCACTACGGCTTGACCCACCAAGAACCGCCGCTCGCCTTCATCTGCCCGGCCTGCGACTTGGAGCAGACCCCGCTGATCGGCGGGGACCGGTCCTGCCCGTACTGCGGCGTGAAGCTGAAGCTCCACGGCACGCGCGTGTTCTGGTGGAGGGAGCACGTCGAAATTCCGGAGTGGAGGCCATGAGGCAGCTCATCTGTGGCTCCCGTTACTCCACCGACCGAGGGGCCGTCCGCGCCCTGCTGGAAAGCCTGCTGGCGGCCGATCCCGAGCTCGTGGTCATCGTGGGCTACGACCCGGACGACGACCGCTGGCAGGGCGTGGACCAGCTGGTCTTTGAGGAGGCCGTGACCATGGGCCTTCCGGTGATCCCGTTCCCGGCGCCCTGGCGGCGCTACGGGCCGAAGGCGGGTCCGATGCGCAACGGCCGCATGCTGGCCTGGGGCCAGCCCCAGAGGGTCCACGCGCTGCGCGGCGGCCGGGGGACGGCGAACATGATCGATCAGGCGCACCGCGCCGGGGTTCAAGTCGAGAAAGTGGGTTGGGAATGAGCGAGCCTGTCGAAACCGAAACGCCGGCCGCGCCGGAGCCGCCGCAACTGCCGGCCGAGGTGCTGACCCTGATGGAGGCGGCCGACCTCTACGCCAGCGCCCGGGCGAAGCTCCCGGCGCCGGGCAAGGAGTTCCACGGCCCCGACGACGCCAAGAACTTCCAGGCCTACACCGTCGCGCTTCTGGCGCTGGAGCGGGCGGCGATGGCGAAGGCCGGCCGGAGCGTCAAGCAATGAGCGCGCGCCCCGCCTTCACGATCCCGGTCGGGGAACTCACCCTGACCATCCCCGCCGGCAAGGCCTTCGTGCCAGGTCTGCTGTGGGGGAACATGGCCGTGGCCGCCCTGCTACAGGACCAGGGCTATGACCGGCTCGCCCGCGACACCTTGGAGAAGCTGCAGGGCTGGTTGGACTCCCAGCGGGCCCAGGAGTTGTTCTTCCCCGGCGAGGTCGAGTCCCGCAAGGGCCGCAAGCTGATCGACGGGATCGAACCAGGCGACGGCGACCTCAGCTGGTACGCCGTGCGCGCCGCGACCCGCCAGGAGGCCAAGGCTGAAGCCAACCTGATCGAGGCCGGCTTCGTCACCTATGCACCACTGCTGATCCATTGGCGCCGGCTCAGGGGCCGCAAGGTCAAGACCGCGCGCCACCTCCTGCCGGGCTACATCTTTGTCGGCTGCCGGTCCAAGGCCCATGACCGGCAAGCCCATGACGACGATCTAAATGCGCTCGGGGAGTTGGAATACGTCCATGCCGTGGTCCGCTTCACCATAGATCGCGCCCCTCTGACAGTCCCGTTCTCCGGTCCCTGCGGGATCCACGCGCTCCTCCAGGAGGACTTGGGCGGGGCGTTCGACCGCACCATCCGGCGCCCGGCGAAAGATCGGCCGCAGGTGAAGCCGGGCCAGTCGATCACCGTGACCGACGGCCCCGGCCGAGGTTTCGCGCACACCTTCGAGGGCCTCGACGGGGAGGGGCGCGTGAAGGCGCTGTTCTGGCTCTTCGGGAAGGCGACGCCGTTCACCTACGAACCCTCGCAGGTGGCGGAGTTTGCCGAGGAGGCGGATTGAGGGGTTGACGTCATCGCTGTGCGCATACAGAATATGCTGTATAAACACAGTGAGGGCGAGATGAGCCGCAGGATGGAAAGAGAGGGCTACGCCGACGTGGTTCGGCGGGCGCGAGGGGTGAAAGGTCGAACGCCCAAGGTGTCCCGCACCGAAACCCCGATCGCGACTATCGTGGCGATCCTCCTGCGGCGCGCCGCCGAGCAGCGGGCCCAGTTGCCCGAACTCCGTGACCTGCCGCGCTTGCGGGCAGACTGCGCGGGCCTCCATCGGTTCATCCTTCGGCAGTCGGCCGAAGCGCGCATGCGCCGGACGGCAGGGGCTGCGGCGTGAGCGGGGAGCCGAAGGAGCCGACGCAGCGCGTGAACATGACCATGCGTGCGTCGGATTGGGAGAAGGCCGAAAAGCTGCGCGCGGCCTACGGCGAGCGGTCGGTCTCGGCCCTCATTCGCAGGCTGATCAGAAGCGCGGCCAAGGAAAAACTCGGGTGAGCCACGGCCTCGCTTGAGGGGCTGTTCCCGCCACGTTCCAGTTGCGCTCCGCCGCGATTCGCATGCATCATCGGATATCCGGTCAAGTGAGCCCTTCAGGTGGCCCCTGGATGCGCAGCGATAGCCCGCATATCGGGCGCTCGAAGCGTACTGCGAAGCGGTGCCCAGATTTTCCACACTCGCGAGCTTACCGGGCGCGCGAACCCCTGGAGCCCTGACCGCGACCCCACTCGCGTTCGGGGCTCCGGACCCCCTCATGCCGCAGCGCCACCGCGCGCGCCCTGCCGGGCAAGCGGCGCCACATTCGCCCCGGACTGGCCCGCATCCCGGCCGGTCCCTGCTCATAGCATCCTGAACGTGTTCCGACGCTGAGTTCGGCCGGTTCGGGGCGAAGCCCTCCTGTCGGAGGTTCTGCATGTGTCTCGCCGGCTCCCAGCCCTGATCCTGACCGCGCAGGCGGCGGCCGGAGCCTGGCGCGTCACGCCGGCTGAGCGGGGCTTTTCGGTCTGGCGCTTCCGCCCCTGGCGCTCGCGATACGGCGGCTGGAGCGTAGAGGCGACGAGCATCGCCACCCGCGAAGAGGCCTGGGTGTGGATCCTGCGCAAGCTGGACCTCGCCGACAAAGACCCGCCGAGCCAGACAGCCAAGCCCCAAACCGACCCCTACGTCTGGCGCGGCTTCGACTTCAGCGGGATGTAGGAGGCCGGCCATGCTGTTCGACGGCAAGCGTCCCGACGAGATGACGAAGGACGAGCTGGAGTCGGCGGCGGCCTACTGCGCCCGCATGGTCGCCCAGGCCGAGGCTGTCCGTGAGCTCAACAAGGCGGGGCTCGCCGAGCTCTCGCTGGAATACGACCGCCGTCTCGGGCTTCCCGCCGGCGTGATGCTGAGCTGAGAGTCGTCGTGTCAGACCTCATCTCGGCCTTCATCAACTGGGCTGTAGCCAAGTCTCAGCCGGTCCCCGTGGTCACCTTCGCCGACCAGCACTTGTTCACGCGTTACGAGTTCATTCGTCGCGACGAGTGGCCGGACAGTTGGTGGGATGAGCATCGTGAGCGCTGGGTGAAGGCGCAAGCCGAGGGGCGCGCCTCAAGGGTGAGGGGTGGGGGTTACGATTTCAGCAAGCGCCCGAACGCGCTGCCTTGGTGGCTCCCCTGTAACGCCTTCCTCCACCACTGGAATCCGGAGCCAGGGTACGAGGAAGACCTACACGACCATCCACGCTGGTCGATCACGATCGTCCTGAAGGGGCAGCTGACCGAACGCACCCCGTGGGGCAACCGTCGTCTGCGCCCTGGTTCCATCGTGATCCGGTCCCGCAAGTATATCCACGGCTTTTCTGAAGTGACCGGTGATGTGTGGACGCTCTTCATCGTCGGCCGCCGCGTAGCCCGGCAAAGCACCTACGTCGTCACCGCGCGGTAATCGGAGATGGCCATGATCGTATCCCGTCGCGCCCACCTGATGAGCGGTGCAGGCCACCGGATCATGAAGGCCGCCGCTGGCGCAGCCCATCGCCGGGTTATCCGCGCCGGCGCCCAGGCTGCCGAGCGTGCGTTCTCGGACCTCGTCGAGCGCACTGGCGCGAAGGTCGACGGGCCCATTGGCGTGGTCGGCCCCGCGTGATGCGCATCACCGTCCTGGCCCGAGGCGGCCTGGCCGTCTACGGCGGCCACTACGACCCGCACCGCAACGAAGCCTGCTTCGACATCCGCGATGGAGAAGAGGTGGCGATCACCGTGGAGTATCCCTCCGCGCCCACCACGCCCTCCGTCGCCGTCTCCGGCGTCACTGCGTCGGCTCCAGCCATCAGCGGCGCCAAGGTCACGCTCACCCTGAGCGACATCCAGGACTGCGGCTACGCTGACCTGACATCCGTTGTGGGCGGTGTCGATCGCACGATCAGGATCCGCGCCGGCTCGCCAAAGAGCCAAGACCGCTACGACACCTGCGGCTGCTGAGCCGCGAGCGCCACCGGGACGCGCCTAAGGCCCCGCGACAGTGAGACCCGCACATGCCCACGAAAGGCACGCCCAAGGCGGAGAAGGCCAAGCGAGGCCGCCCGTCGAAGTTCACGCAAGAGATCGCCGACGAGATCGCTCGCCGGCTCTGTGAGGGTGAGCCGCTCGCGGCCATCTGCCGGGACCCGAAGATGCCGGGGGTCACCACGGTGTGGGAATGGCAGAAGGGAAAGCCTGAGTTTTCCGAAGCTATCGCGCGTGCGCGGGAAGTCGGCTTCGACGTGATCGCGACGGAATGCCTGGAGATCGCCGACGACAGCTCGGGCGATGTGCGCTTGGTGGGCGACGGCGGAGACGAGCGCGAGGTCTGCAACACCGAGTTCGTGCAGCGGGCCAAGCTTCGCATCGAGACCCGCCTTAAGCTGCTCGCCAAGTGGGACCCGAAGCGCTACGGCGACGCGGTCCAGCTGAAGCACGCGGACGCCAACGGCGACCGGCTGGTGGTCGAGATCGTGCAGTTTGGCGACGCCGCCTAGATCGCGTGCGCGTCAGGATACCGAACGGCTGGGCGCCGCGGGACTATCAGCGGAGCCTTTGGTCGCATCTTCAGGGCGGCGGCAAGCGCGCCGACGTGGTGGCGCACCGCCGCTGGGGTAAGGACGACGTGGCCCTGCACTGGGCGGCGGTCGCAGCCTTCCAGCGGGTCGGTTCGTACTGGCACTGCCTGCCCGAGTACGCCCAAGCCCGAAAGGCGATCTGGGACGCAGTGAACCCGCACACGGGCAAGCGTCGGATCGACGAGGCCTTTCCCGACGCGATCTGCGCGCAGAAGCGCGATCAGGACATGTTCATCCGCTTCAAGAACGGATCGTCCTGGCAGGTCGTGGGCTCCGACAACTATGACCGCCTGGTGGGCGCCTCGCTCGCCGGCGTGGTCTACTCGGAGTGGTCGCTCGCCAAGCCTGAGGCTTGGACCTACATGAGCCCGATCCTCGAAGAGAGCGGGGGCTGGGCGCTCTTCATCTGGACGCCGCGCGGCCGCAACCACGCGACGCGGGCGTTCGAGGGCCGCGAGCTCGACAAGGCGAACTGGTTCACCCAGCGGATGACGGCCCTGCAGACGGGCGTTTTCGACCTGGACCAGCTGGACAAGCAGCGCCAGCAGTACATCGACGAGTGCGGCTCCGAGGAGGAGGGGGACGCGAAGTTCCGCCAGGAATACCTGGTGGACTTCGAGGCGGCGGTTCCCGGCTCGTACTTCGGCCCGCAGTTGCACAAGGCGCAGGACGAAGGCCGCATTGGCCAGTTCGGCCACGTGGCCCGGCTGCCGGTGGACACGGCCTGGGATATCGGGGTCGACGACTACTCGGCGGTCTGGTTCTTCCAGGACAACGGCCGCCGCGTGCGGGCCATCGCCTACTTCGAGACCAGCGGCGAGGGCGCCGAGCAGATCGTACGGGCGTGCATGCCCGAGATGATCCCCGACCCCATAGAGCGGCGGGACGCGATGCAGGCGATCGGGCGGACGGTCCCGTTCACCTACCGCAACCACTTCCTGCCGCACGACGTGATGAACCGCGAGTGGGGTGCGGGCGCGAAGAGCCGGCTGGAGACGCTGACGGCCTTGGGCCTGAAGCGGATCAACGTCGGGGTGGCGCGCAACCCTGCCGACCGCATCAACGCCAGCCGCCGGCTGATGCCCGTGGTGTGTTTCGACGCCAAGGCCTGCGAGACCGGCCTCGACCGGCTGCGCAACTACCGGCGTCGGTTCAACAAGTCGCTCGGAGTCTACGGCGAGCCGCTCCACGACGAGAACAGCCACGGCGCCGATGCCTTCGGCGAATACGCGGTCAACAGCCGCCTGGCGGTGAAGATCGCCGAGCAGCGCCGCGAGAAGCCCGCTGACGAGTGGGCGGATGATGGCCAGGAGGGTCGCGACGGATGGAAGGTGCTTTGAACCTCGACCGCCGCTCACGCCTGATGGGCTCGGCCTCGATGGGTCCGATGGCCGACCACTACGCCGAAGACGGCCGCATGGACGGGCCCGAGCCGGATGAAGAAGAACTCCGCCGCTACCTCGCCTGCTATGAGGAGGCGGAAGAGGCCCAGCGCCCGGCGCGCGAGAAGTCCGAGCGCGACCGCGACTACGTCGACAACAAGCAGCTGACCCAGGAAGAGGTCGACGCGCTGCAGAAGCGCGGTCAGCCGCCGATCGTGCTGAACGTCGTGCGCTCCCGCGCCGCCTTCCTGGGTGGCATGGAGAAGAAGCAGCGCCGCGACCCGAAGGCCTATCCGCGCAACAACCCCGAGGACGTCCAGGCAGCGGAGGCCTTCACGGACGGCCTGCGCTACTGCACCGATCAGGCCGACTACCCCTCCAAGCGCAGCGCGGCGTGGAAGAACATCACCGTCGAGGGCTTCGGCGGCCTGGAGCTCGCTGCCGTACAGAAGGGCAACCGCTGGGTATTCAGCATCGAGCCGATCCCGTGGGACCGGCTGTTCTACGACCCGCACTCCGCCAAGCCGGACTTCAGCGACAGTCGCTACTTCGGTCAGGTCGTGTGGCTCGACCAGGACCAGGCCGTGGCGCGCATCGTGGCCGGGGGTCTGTACGACGAGGTCGGCGCGAAGCAGATCGTGGACACCACGATGCAGTCTGCGCCCGGTCGCGGCCGCATCTTCGAGGATAAGCCTCGGGACCGCGTGGTCTGGGCGGATCGCAAACGCAAGCGCGTGCGGCTGATCTTCATGTGGCATCAGGGCGCCGAAGGCTGGACCTACTGCGAGTTCACCAAGGCGGGCATCTTCGCCAAGTCCGTGGCGCCCTATGTCGACCAGGACGGCGAAAGCTACTGCCCCTGGATCATTGAGAGCGCCAACGTCGACCGGGAGAACAACCGGTTCGGCGAGATCCGCCACCTGATCGACCCGCAGGACGAGGTGAACAAGCGCCGCTCCAAGGCGCTGCACCTGCTGAACACAAAGGGCGTGATCGCCGACGAAGGCGCGGTTGACGACATCGGCAAGGCGCGCCGCGAGCTCGCCCGGCCCGACTTCTGGCTGACCAAGAACACCGGCAAGTCGTTGGAGGTGGTCGACGGCGCGGACCTGGCGGCCGGTCAAGCCCAGCTTGGTGCGCAGGCCATGCAGTACATCCTCGAGGCGGGCCCGAACGGGGCGCTGCTGGGCAAGGGTGTGCAGGACCAGTCGGGTCGCGCCATTGAGGCGCAGCAGGCCGGCGGGCTGGTCGAGCAGTCGGACCTGATGGACGTGCTGCGCCGGCTCGACCTTCGGGTGTTCCGTGCTCTGGCCTCGATGATCAAGCAGTTCTGGGACGCGCCCATGTGGATCCGCGTCACGGATAACGACGAGACCCCGCGCTGGGTGGGCTTGAACCAGCCCATGTACCAAGACCCTGCCACCGGCGAGGCGGCCCCCGAGCACGAGTGGAAGCAGCGGTTCGAGGCGGGTGAGCCGCTGGGCGAGCTCTACCCGGCCGTGAACGATAACGGCGAGCCGATGCTGCACAATGACGTCGCCAGCCTGGACATGGACATCATGGTCAGCGACGCGCCGGACACCATCAGCCTCGACGGCGACAACTATCAGGCCTTCGTGCAGCTGATGACCGCCGGCCTGCCGCCGCCGGCGCTGAAGCTGGCCATTGAGATGCACCCGGGCCTGGCGTCGAAGCGCAAGAAGCAACTGATCGACATGATCGATCAGATGGGCCAACAGCCACCGAGCCCCGAGGCCCAGGATACCGAGCGCCGCCGCCGCGAGATGGAGGAGGCGAAGATCGCCGAGACCCGCTCGCGGACCTACTCCAACCTCACGGCCGGCGAGGAGCGCATGGCGCGGATCGCCCAGCCCGTGGTCGAGCCGCCGCGTCCCGACGTATCGGACGGTCTCAGCGACGAGGGCCTGGCTGGGGACGGCCCGATGCCGCCGCAGGGCGGCCCGGCTGGGCCGATCCCGCAGCCGGAGGGCATGGGTGCGCCGCAGGGTCCGCAGCCGCCACCAGCGCCCCCGCCAAGGCCGATGCCTGAGGGTCCGCCGATGGGCGGGATGATGACGGGGAGGGCAATGGCGTGAGGGGAGATCGGGAGTTCGCGCTTTTGACCCTCTACGCCGCCGCTGCGCTGGGCCTTGGCTTCGGCGCCGTGTGGCTGTGCGCCGCGCTTAGCGTGCGCGTGCCGGTCTGAGACTACGCAATTCGCCCCGCTTTGGGGCTGATCCGCCCGGCCCGGACTGGCCGAGATGCTGAGCGTCGCGAGGCGGCCAGCTTTCCTTTCGCAGGACCCAATGTCTGAACCCATCGAACCGGCCCGCGAGGCCGAGACCGGCGATTCCAACCTCGGTGACCTCCTGAGCCGCCGGCATCAGCCGCAGCGCGCCCATGAACCGCACCGTGAAGTCGGGTCCCCGGACGAGGATGACGACCAGGGCGATGCGCCGGCGGCCCCCGCGCCGTCGGCGGCAACGCCCGCCCCCAGCCCTCAGGCGGCTCCGAAGCCTGAAAGCGCCCCGGCCGCTGACGCCGGAGACCGGACCACTACCGACCCCTCCGAGGAGGACAAGGGCCCCAAGTGGTACCGGGAAGCCATGAAGCGCATGCGGCAGGAAAACGCCCGCCTGCGCGCCGAAACCGAGGGCCGGCCCACCGGGCGGCCGTCTCCTCAGACCCAGCCGCAACCGCGGCCCGCGCCCGAGCTCCCCAACCCGGCGGAAGACCCCGTCGGCTACTACAACGCCATCGAGCGGATGCAGAACCAGCGGTTCGAATCCTTCGAGCTGGCGACCACGCTTCGACTGTCCGAGCGCTTCGCGCGGCAGCAGCACGGGAATGACGCCTTCGATGAGGTGCATACCTGGCTGACCACGCGTCCGGACCTCGAGGAACACTTCACCAGGCAGCCCGACCCCTGGGGCGCCGCCTTCGCGTACTACCAGCGCGAACGGCTGGCCGAAGAGATCGGCGACGACCCGGCCGCGTGGCGCGAAAAGGAACGCCAGCGGATCCGCGAAGAGCTGCAGAAGGAGATGGCCGGCGGTGATCCGCCCGCGGCTCCTGCGGCCCCCACCATGCGGCGCGCCCCGCCTCCGCCCCCGGCCTCGACGGTGCGCTCCGCGCAGCCGCGAGACCCCTCCGGGCGGTTCCAGCCGGGCTCGCTGAAGTTCCGCAACAGCTTCGACTGACCGTCGGGGCCCTTCCCAACACGCAGCGCTGTGAAGCGCCGCATCTCATCGACAGAAAGGTTAAGCCATGGCGGATACCCGCGCGGCGACCGGTCTCACGCCTCAGCAGTGGGACGACGACTTCTTCGAGGAATACATCGACGAAGTCGACTTCGGCGACATCATGGGCATGTCTCCGAACGCCATCATCCAGGTGAAGGAGAACCTCACCAAGAAGAAGGGCGACAGCGTGACCTTCGCGCTGATCAATCGCCTGAAGAACGCGGCCACGACCGGCAGCGACGTCCTCGAAGGCAAAGAAGAGGACATGGTCAGCCGGTCGCACAAGGTGACCATCGCCAAGCGCCGTCACGCGGTGCGCGTGTCCGAGAGCGAGGAGCAGTTCTCCGCCATCGGTCTGCGCGACGCGATGAAGCCGCTGCTGAAGACCTGGTCCGTGGAGAACACCCGCGACAAGATCATCGCGGAGATGGGCTCCATCGACGGCGTCGCCTACGCCAGCGCCACCACCACCCAGCGCAACACCTGGCAGACCAACAACCAGGACCGCATCCTCTATGGCGCCGCCAAGGCGAACCTCGTGGCCGGCAACCACGCCTCGTCCCTGGCGAACGTGGATTCGACCAACGACACCCTGACCCGCAGCGCGATCTCGCTGATGAAGCGGATGGCGCAGTTGGGTTCGCCGAAGGTGCGTCCAGTGCGCGACCCGGGCAACCGCAAGCGCTACTACGTGATGTACGTGCACCAGTACCTGCATCGTGACCTGCGCGCCAACCTTGAAGGCGTGCTGGACGACACCACGGCCGCCGGCGAGGCCGCCCGCCTGTTCGAGGGCGGCGACCTGATGTGGGACGGCGTGATCGTCAAGGAACTGCTGGACATGCCCCTCTACACGGGCGTGGGCAACGGCTCCATCGACGTCGCCCCGGCCTACCTCCTCGGCGCCCAGGCCATCGGCTACGCCATCGGCCGCCGTTGGAAGACGGTGACGAAGGAGTTCGACTACGGCGACAAGTACGGCACCGCCATCGACGGTCTGGACGGCTTCGCCAAGCTGCGCTTCGGCACGGCGACGGACACCGACACCGGCACGACCAAGGACAACGGCATCGTCTCAGGATTTTTCGCCGCCGTCGCCGACTAGGCCAGGTCCGACCTTCCCCATGAAACCTGAGGCCGGCTCCTGACGGGGCCGGCCCGCATCTGAGAGGAGATCGGTCCCATGGCCGACTTCGACTACCGTCAGACCAACCAGCCGAAGCCGGGCTCCAGCTCGTACCTTGGCGCGGTGGACCTGACCAACTCGGGCACGCTCGCCACCGGCGCGCTGGCCCTGAACAAGACCTCGGCGATCCTGCGCGTGCCGAAGGGCTTCGTCTGCACCGGCTTCCGGTTCCGGATCGGTGACGGCGACTCCAACGGGACGCCGCTGCTGGCCTTCAAGATCGGCGATTCTGGCGATGATGACCGCTTCCTGGCGGCCAGCACGCTGGGCCAAGCCGGCGGCGAGACCAACACGCTGGAGGACGCCGGCTTCCTCTACGAGTTCACCGCCGACACCGACATCCTGCTGACCTGCTCCACGGCTGCGGCCACGGCGCAGGCGGCGGCGTTCAAGATCGCGCTCCGCGGCTACATGAAGTAGCCCGGCGCGGCCACTCTAGGAGGCCGCGCAAGTTCCCTGTCCGGTCGCCTGGCCTGAGGACAGACTAAACCGGGGATCGTGCGGGCTTGCGCCCGTCAAAGTGGGCGCGCGGCGCCGGGTGAAGACCCGGTTCATCTGACCCGCCAACGATCCCCAGCCAGGACCCCCTTTCACCATCACAGGAGAGCCAGATGAAGGCTCGTTACATCGATGTCGACGAGGGCTCGCCGCGGCGCGTTCGCTTCGCCGGCAAGTCCTTCCCGCTGGGCGTCTTCATCGACGTCAGCGACCTCGACGAGAAGGTCCAGGCCAAGCTCGGCGGCAATCCCACCTTTGAGGTCTCTGACGAGCCGCTGAACGCTGCGGACGAAGCCGCGCTGGCGGCGGCGGACACCGCCTTCTCGCCGGCCCGCGCCAATCCGTTCGACCAAGACGGCGACGGCCAGCCCGGCGGCCCCGTGGAATCGGCCGAGAAGGACCAGCTGCTCGACGAGCTCGACGCCTTGGCCCAGAAGCATCCCGACGCGGTCAAGTTCGACCGGCGCTGGGGCGTGCGCAAGCTGCGCGAGGCCCTAGAGGCCGCCAAGTTCGAAGTCGGTGACGAGTAGGCCGAGATGGCGAACCAGGCCGAGTTCCGGCGGCTGGTGCTGGCGCACCTGACCGTGATCGACGAGACCGAGAACCCCAGCCCTGAGCAGGCGTCCCTCATGGACCTGTTCATCGCTGGCTCGCGGGCGCGTCTGGCGGAACTCGGCCTCTGCTGGTGGGACAGCGACGCCGTTCCCGATGCGGTGACGCTGCCCTACATGCGCTACGTGGCCTCGCAGGCCTGCACGTCGTTCGGCCGGGGCGGCAAGGGCTATGAGGCGGCCGAGGCGCAGGCGCGGGCCGACATTGCGGCGCTGAAGTCTTCCGAGCAGCGCGAAGAGCAGCGCGCCGAGTACTTCTGATGGCGCGCGTCCCGCTTGCGCTCGGCAAGAAGTCCGACAAGGCCAAGGCGCCGGCCGAGAGCGTCGAGCGCCTGCTGAACTGCTACTTGGAGGTCGTTCCGGAGGGCAAGGAGCCCACACCGATCTACGGCACGGGCGGGCTGAAGACCTGGGCGAGCGGTCTTGAGGACTTGATCCGCGGCGGCATGGAGATGGGCGAGCAGGCCTATGTGGTGGCCGGAACCCGTCTCTACCGCATGGCGGCCGGAGGCACGAGCACCGACCTGGGGCAGATCCCGGGAACCGACAATGTCAGCATGGCCGGCGACGGGACGAATGTCGTCGTGGTGGCCGGCGGGCACATCTTCGTCTGGAACGGCTCGGCGGTCAGCGTGGTCACCGACCCCGACGCGCCCTTGGCGTCCAGCGTCCTCTATGTCGACGGCTTCTACGTCTTCACCGAGCAGGACACCGAGCAGTGGTTCATCTCGGCGCTGCGTGATCCGGTGAATTACGACGCCCTCGACTTCGCTTCGGCCGAATGGAAGCCGGACAAGCTGGTGGCGGCTGTGAAGCTGAAGGATACCCTGTGGCTCGCCGGCAAGAAGACCTTCGAGGCGCAGCAGAACACGGGCGATCCCGCGTTCCCGTTCAGCGCCTACAAGGAACTGAAGATCGACACTGGCCTGATCGGGCGCGACGCGATCACCACCACCAACGACACCATGTTCTGGCTGGCCGACGACCTCACCGTGCGTCGCCTGGACGGCCTCACCGCGACGCTGGTCTCGACAGCCGCAGTCGGCCGCACCGTCAAGGCTTGGGCCGATCCCAGCCTTACGGTCGCCTCGACCTATGTCTGGGACCACCACCTGTTCGTGAAGCTCCGCAACCCCGATGGGTGCGTGGTCTACGATCAGACCACGGACCGCTGGCACGACGAGGAGAGCCATGAGGACGGGACGTGGCGCGGCCGCCACCTGATCAGCTGCTACGGCAAGCTGCTGTTCGGCTCGGCCACGGAGGGCAAGATCTTCGAGCTCTCCGACACGACCTACACCGACGACGGCGACCCGCAGCTTCGGGAGATCGTCACCCCGTTCGGCTGGATGCAGGGCAAGCGCTTCACGGTCACGGAAGTGGAGCTGGTGTGCCAGACCGGCGTCGGCTCGCCCACCCTGGATCCGCGCATCCTCTGCGAGCGCAGCAAGGATGGCCAGGTCTGGACCGGCGCGAAGGTGCGGCGGCTGGGTAAGCAGGGCGTCACCAAACGCGTGCTGTTCGGCGGTCAGGGTCAGGCCCGACAGATGGCCTTCCGGTTCCGCTGCAGCGACGACGCCAAGTTCGCCGCCTTCGGAGCCTACGTTGAGATGGACGCCGAGGCATGACGACCACGCTGCAAATCCCGCCGGCCTCCACGCCGGTCCTCGACCGCAACGGCTACATGACGCAGGCCTGGCGGACCTTCTTCAATGACCTGGTGACCCGCGCCGGCGGCATCACCGGAGGGCTGCAGGCGGCCGACGATACTCTGACGGGTCTGGCCGAGATGGACACCGCCACGGGCCTCGTGGCCGAGACCGGCGTCGACACCTTCGCCAAGCGGACGATCACCGGCGCGGCCGGCCGCATCGCCGTCAGCAACGGGAGTGGCGCCGTCGCCAATCCCACCATCGACCTTGCGGCGGTGGCCGGCGTCGCCGGAACCCATTCGCCGGTCAACGCCATCACGGTCGACGGCTTCGGCCGGATCACGGCCATCTCATGATCCGCAAGGCCACTCTGGACGACCTGCCGGAGATCATGCGGCTCGGCCGCGAGTTCCTGGCCTATTCGCCGCATCGCTGGATCGCGCTCAATGAGGACGACTTCGCCGCTTCCGTGGCTCAGATTATCGAGGGCGCCGGCGCGATCTTCCTTTCCGACGACGGCTTCATCGGGGGCGTCCTGGTCCCCTGCTACTTCAATCGCGCCGTGGCCTTCCTGAGCGAACTGTTCTGGTTCGCGAGGGCCGAGGGTCAGGAACTGCTGGCCGCGTTTGAGGCCTGGGGGCGGGAAGCCGCCGGGGGCCTTGAGGTGGTCAGCTGCACGTCCGGGCTCGTGGACGAGCGCGAGCGCGCGATCCGCCGCGTCTTCGCCCGCCAGGGCTACGTCGCGACTGAGGTCGCCTTCCAGAAGAGGTTGTGACGATGGCCATTGGCACGGCGGCGGCGATCTTGGGCGGCGCGGCGATCGGGGGGACGCTTCTGGGCGCCTCTAAGGCGGCGAAGGCGAGCAAGTACGCGGCCAACCAGGCGGCCGAGGCGTCTCGCCAGGCGAACGAGCTCAACCGCTACATCTACGACACCACGCGCTCGGACAACGAGCCCTTTCGCCAGATCGGCCTCAGCGCCGCTTCGGCGGTGGCGCGCGGCTTCGGCCTGCCGATGACCATGACCGGCGCCATGCCTGCCGGCGGCGGAAGCGGCGGCGGCACGGTCTCAGGCCCAGCAATGACGGGCGGAGCGCGCACTGGCGTGATCGGATCGCAAGGATTCGGCGGCGGGGGGGCGGAGACGGTGATCGGCGGCCCGGGCGTGGGCGGCTCGGGCGGCGGCGCGGATTGGGCGGCCTACGGCAAGCAGAACCCCGACGTTGCGGCCGAGTGGAACCACATCGTCCAGACCGGCAACGCCTCGCACTTCGGCAACGACCCGAACGCCTACTACGCCTGGCATTACGACAACTACGGCAAGGGCGAGAAACGCGCCCTGCCGATGAGTGGCTCGACGAACCCCGAGTTCGCCGCTCCGCCCTCCATGACCGGCAGCGCCGGCAACGAGGGCTACAACGACCCGACCGCGCCCGGCGGCTATGGCGTCGGGCCGCGTCCGGAGATGGGGTCTGGGCCCGCGCCCTACCAGGCGGGTCCGCGGATGACCTCGGGACCGATCCGGGTCTCCTTCGAGGACTACCAGAACAGCCCCGACTACAAGTTCCGGGTCCAAGAAGATCAGAAGGCGCTGGACAACCTCAGTTCCTCCATGGGCCGGGTGCTCAGCGGCTCGCGGATCAAGGCGGCGCAGGAGCGCGCCAACGGCCTGGCCGCGCAGGGCTTCACCGACTACCGCAACTATATGACAAACCAGCTCAATCTGGAGCGCGCGCGCAACGACAACATCTACGAGTCGGATCGCGGCTTCGGATACGGCCAGTCGCGCGACGCGCGCGGTGATTTCGTGCAGGACCGGGCGCGCTCGGACGGCCTCTACGCCGACGACCGCGCCTACACGACCGGCCGCTACGACACCCGCAACAGCCAGCTGCTGGCGCTTTCGGGCTTTGGCACGGGGGCGAACGCCGCGAACCAGAACGCGGCCCAGACCTTCGCGCAGAACACCAATGCGGCGAACATGACTGCGGCGAACGCTCGGGGGCAGGGGGCGATCAACGGGGCGAACGCCTGGAACGCCGGCATCAACAACCTGATGACCACGGGCGCCTATCTGTTCGGCGGCGGCGCGTTCGGCGGGGGCGCCGGCGCCTCCCTTCCCAAGTCCTACAACATCTGAGGGGCGGCGCATGGCTGAGTTCATCTACCCGAACGCCGGCGATTGGATCGGCGCGCTGGAGGCGGGAACCAAGGCCCGCATGACGCGCGAGCGCAACCAGGCCCAGCAGACCTATGGCCAGGGCCTGATGACCGGCGACTGGAAGGGCGCGGCGGGCGCCGTGGCGGGCTTCGATCCAGAACTGGCGGTCAACACCCTCAAGTACGGTGAGACCCAGGACCAGCAGGCCCGAACGAAGGGCTACGGCCAAACCTTCACCGCCGATCCCCAGGCCGCGGTGAAGGCGGCTCAGGGCGCTGGTGACTTCGAGATCGCGGGCCACCTGCAGGAGGCGATCGACGCGGCGGAACAGCACAAGCTTGAAGCGGCGCACCGCAAGGCCGCCCGCGTCGCCGAGATCGTCGCCCCGATTGGTGAGATCGCGGACATCGGGCAGCGCAGGGCCTTCATCCAGCAGCACCGGGACGAGCTGAAGGACGCGGGCTACTCCGACCAGGATATCGACAGCTTCGAGCCGACCGACACGAACCTTGCGACCGTCTACACGCAGGCCATGGGCCTCGCGAAGTACCTGGAAAGCAAGAAGGGCGTCGTGGTCGGCAGTCACCTCGTCGACCCGTACTCCGGCAAGGAGATCTATAACGGCGAGAAGTACGTGAAGGTGGGGCCGGACGAGACCCTCATCGCCGTCGGTGGAGAGGGCGGTCTAGCTGCCGGCGCGCCCGAGACCGATGCTCCCGCCGGCCCGACGCGCGCCAAGACCAGCGGCATCTACGGCCAGGTGGGGCAGATCGCGCAAGCCGCCGGCGCCAAGCCGGAGGAGGTCACCTATCTGCAGCGCCTCGCCGAGGTCGAGAGCAGCGGTGATCCTGGCGCGCAGAACGGCCGCTCGACTGGCCTCTTCCAGTTCCACCCCGACACCTTCGCGGGCGTGGGCGGCAAGAACATCAACGACGTGGGCGAGCAGACCAAGGCGGCCCTCGCCCTGTCACGCCGCGACCGTGAGAATCTCGCCCAGCTGGGCGTGGAGGCCAGCGACGCCAACGTCTACCTGATGCATCAGCAGGGGCCTGCGGGCGGCCGGGCGCTGCTCACGGCTCCGCCAGAGGTTAATGCGGTCTCCGTGCTGACGCCGGTCTATGGCAACGGCGAGATGGCCAAGCGCGCCATCGTGGCGAATGGCGGCTCGCCGGACATGAGCGCGGGGCAGTTCGTCAGCATGTGGCGCCAGCGCTGGGCGGGGGCTGAGGGCGGCGCTGCGCAGCCTGCGGACGGCGCGGGGCTTCCGGCCGGCGAGCGGGTGGTGGCGCGGGGCGCGCCGAAGGCCAAGGCGCGGCCCGCCACCCCGGAGGAGAAGGCGCAGTATGGCATCGGCGCCGATGTGCCGGCCCAGGTCACACCAGACGGCCAAATCCACGTGGTGACCGGCACGGGCGCCGCCAATCGGCGCGTTCCGCCGAAGATCCAGTCCGGCTACCTGGAGAACAACGCGGGCATCGCCCAGATCGACCAGGCCATCGCACTCCTTCGGCAGCGCCCGAAGTCCATGGGGCTGGCCAACCTGGCGGGCGATGAGGTTCGCCAGCGCCTTGACCCGGACGGCATCAAGGTCCGTGCCGCCGTCGCCAACGTCGGCGCCGTGAAGATCCACGACCTGTCTGGGGCCGCGGTCACGGCGGCGGAGACCCCGCGCCTGAAGCCGTTCATCCCGATGCCGACGGACACGGCGGAAGCCGCCATCAAGAAGCTGGAGGGGCTGAAGCAGCAACTTCAGAACAATAACAGCCAGATCGAGGTGCAGTTCGGGGAGGAGAGCGGCTACATGCCGCTCACCAAGCCGAAGGCTGCCTCCGCGCCTGCAGCTTCCGCGCCGCCGGCCGCCAAGCCCGCCGCAAAGGGCGCGGCGAAGCCGGCGCACCAGATGACCGACGCCGAAATCAAGGCTGCGCTGGGGCTGTAGATGGCCGATCCCGCACTCCTCGCCGAGGCCTATAAGCGTGGCCTCCTCCCGGCAGACAAGGCGTCTGCCTACGAGGAGGGTGTGCGCCGTGGTCTGGTGACCGACAACTACGCGCTCGGCCGCCTGAAAGCGCGGGCCAAGCCCGCCTCCCGCGGGGCTACGGCCACCTTCGACGAGGCTGTGCCGCTGCTTGACGAGGCCAAGGCGGGCATGCTGGCCCTCGCCGACACCCTGTCCGGCAAGGGATCGCTCGACAAGACCTGGAAGGCGAACCGCGACTTCCAAGAGGGCGAGCAGGCTGAGTTCAAGACGGCGCACCCGATCGCGGCCAACGCCATGACGGGGATGGGCTACAGCGTCCAGGCCATCCCCATGTTCTTCAGCGGAGGGGCGTCGGCCGCGCCAGCCATCGCCGAGAAGGCCCCCTCGATGACCGGCCGTCTCGCGGCCGGCGCGAAGACGGTCGGCAAGAACGCCGCCATCGGCGCGTCCTACGCGGCCGCCAACGCCGCTGCAGGCCGTGGGTCGGCTTCGGACCGCCTTAAGGCCGCAAGTTCGGCCGTGATCCCTGGCGCTGCGGCGGGCGTCGTCGTCCCGATGGCGGGAGATGCCGCCGTTGCTGGTGCGCGGCTGACAGGCAAGCTGGCCGGCGCCACTGGCCGGACGGCGGTTCGCATGGTCAATGCGGCGGCGGCCAAGACGGGCGCTGGGCCGTTCCTGGACCCTCACTCCCAGGCCGTCGGCAGGCTTGCCGAGGCCATGCGGGCGGACGGTTTCAGCAGCTCGCAGATCGCCTCGGCGGTCGACGAATGGCAGCGCGTGGGCGGCGCCTCGCCGGCCTTCATGGATGTCCTGGCCAAGAACGGCGGCGGCCAGCGCACGATGGCCCTCATCCGCGGCGCGGCCATGTCTGGCGGTGGGCGTAACGTCGCCTCGAAGTACGGCGCTCGGGTTGCAGCCGATCTGCAGGACGTCGCGATCGAGCGGACGCGGGCGCTCGCGCCGGGCGGGCGGACGATCCCCGACGTCACCGCAGATGTCGAGCGTCGGATCGCGACACACAGCGCTGCGCCGGAAGTCGAGCCCGGCTCTGGCGGCGTTCAGGTCAGCGCGGCCCTCAATACGTCCTACGACCGCGCAAAGGCCGGGGTGGATGCCGCTTACGCCCGCGCCCGCGAAGCCGCGCCCGAAGCCGCCCACCTAGCGGCGGCCGACCGCCCGGCGCTGGCTGCGTCGCTGCGGGAATCGGTGCGCGATTTCCATCCGCAGGACATCCCCAGCGTCACCCGCGTGCTTGGGGACGTGGATCGCCTCTCCACGCCCACGCTGCGCGACCTGTTCGAAGCCCGCCAGCACCTGAGCAGCCTGCGCGCCACGCCGGACATCCAAGGCGCCGCCGCCAGCCGCGCCGTCCGGGCCCTGGACTCCGAGATCGAGGCGGCAGTCGAGCGCGGCGCCATCACCGGCGACCCGCAAGTCGTGAACCTCTGGCGCACGGCCATCGGTGCGCGCCGGGATTTCGGCCGGCAGTTCGAGGGCGACGACCTTATCGCGCAACTCACCGAGCGCGGTCGTCACGGCTCAGGGCGCGCCAACGTCGTGGCGCCAGAGGACGCGAGCTCGGCTATCCTGGGGCGAAACGGCCTCGCCCAACGCCCCGATCTGGTCCGAGACCTCACCCGCCTTCGCGATACACTGGGCGCGGACAGCCCGCAGTGGGAAGCGTTGCGGCAGGAGGCGCTGAGCCGCGTCCTCGGTCGAGACTCCGGCACGGAGAACTACGGGGCCGCCTTCGGGCGGTTCAATCGCGAGGCGCCGCAGCTGGCGCGCATCCTGGTCTCGCCCGCGGACCTCGCTTCCGTGCGCTCGGCGCGCGGCAACATCGCTTCGGCGGTGGCGGATCGCCGCGCCTTGGAGACGGGGCGCGGGGTGATGACCACGCCAACCGATCAGTTTCGACCCAGCATGACGGCCATCCAGGACCGGCGCGAGCTCGCGCAGACGGGCGCGGCCGGCGAGCTGGTCGGAATGATCGAGCGTCCGCCCGAAGGGGCCACTGGAGTGCTCAATCGCATCGGAACCGCCACGCGGGCGCGCAACAACCTTTCGGAGACCTTCGGCCAGGACGCCGCCGCCGACTATCAGGCGGCGATCCGAAACTCCGTTGAGCAGGTGCAGAACGCCCGCTTCATCAATCCGAATAGCGGGTCCCAGACGGCCGGTCGCCTGGCGGACGAGGAACTGGTGGCGTCGATCCCGACGAGCAAGCTCGGGCTTATCGCAACCATCGTCGGCAAGATGCGCGCGGGCGTCTCGCTCACTGACCAAGAGCGGCAGATCCTCGTGGAGATCGCCACGAGCCCGGCGAACTTCGGCCTGTCGCGCGTGGAGGAGGCCTTAGCCCCGCCGCCCGCGCCCAGAATGGTGGGTCAGCCGAGCGTCCGCGCGACCATCGCGGGGCCGATGACTCAGGACAGGAAGCGGTAGACCGCGGCAGCGAGAAACGCGCCGGCAATCAGGCGGGTGAGGGCCGGAAGGTCGTCGCGCCAGAACGACCAGACGACCCGCGGATTCGGCGGGATCACCCGGTAATCGCCCTCCAAGGGCGTCGGCGGCGGTAACGCGCGCTGCATCCGGCCGACTATCGCACGCGCCGCTTCGCCCGCAAGCCGCCGGGTCCAATTCCCTGTTGACGTTTCGTGGAGGCCTTGATGGCGGCTGGCCGCATCATCCTGCCGGGCTTCATGCCCTGCGAAGACACCAATGGCGACCGGGTGGCCGGCGCCAAGGCGTACTTCTACCTGAACAACAGCGCCACCCTGACGACGGTCTATGCCGACGAGGCGCTCTCCGAGCGCCTGCCGAACCCCGTAGTCGCCGACAGCGTCGGGACCTGGCCGGAGATGTGGGCCGACAATTCGCTGTTCTTCGGCGTGGCCCTGACCGACTCCGATGGAACGCCGCTGCCTGGCGGCGCCTGGAGCAGCCTCGGGCCGGCGAAGGACGCGACCCTGGCGAGCCTGGCCTTGGCGCTGGCAGCCCAGAGCGCGGCGGAACTGGCTCAAGCCGCCGCCGAGGCGGCCCAGGCCATGGCGGAAGCCCTGCTGGCCGACGTCACCGGCGAGCCGTTCAACGCCACCAGCTCCAGCGCCATTAGCATCGGGACCGGCCTGAAGGTCTTCGCCATCAACCAGGCCGGAACGCTCTACAGCGAGGGCCAGACCGTCGTCGCCGCCAAGACCGGCGCGGCGAAGAACCAGATGACCGGGGTCATCACGGCGGTCGCGCTCGATGGCGTCACCAACAAGCAGACGATCACTATCGACGTGCCCGCCGGCGGCTATGCCGCCCCGGACGGCGTCGGGCCCTACAACGCGTGGACGATCAGCCTCTCGGCCTCGGGCGGCGTGGCTTCCGTCGCGGGGCTTGCCGGGGTGATCTCGGCGGCCGCGCTGAAGGCGGCGCTGACGCTCACCTCCGCTGATCTGTCCGACTTCAACACCGCCACCGACAATCGAGCCGCGGCGCTGGCCATCGCGCTCGGCCGCCGACGCTAGGAGACCGCGCCCATGACCAACATTGTGACGCCGCAGAGCGTGAAGACCGCCCAGGCGCGGTGCACGGCGGCCAAGACCACGCTGACCGACGGCACGAACGCCGTCCAGCTGCTCGTCGCCGGGGCGAGCGGCGCAGTTCTCTACGGCCTGACCGCCCTGACCGAGGTCACTGTGACGGCCACCAAGTGCCAGCTCTATCGAAAGAATGGCGCGACTTGGACGCTGATCCGCACGGCGCTGATGGGCGCCTACACCATGGCGCAGAACACCCTCCAGACGCCGACCGACTTCGGCTTCACCGAGACCGCGCCCCGCCGGCTGGCGGCGAATGAAGAGCTCTGGGTGGGTGTGGGGGTCACCCCGACCGGCGGAGGCATCGTCTTCGACGCGCAGTACGAGGATCTCTGATGCCCGCGATCGCCAGTCAGCGGATCTCGGCGGGCGCCATCGCCGCAATTCAGATCGCCTCCAATAACCTGCCTGACCAGCAACAGCCGTACAACTTCCCGTCGGCGGGGGTCACATACACCTGGTCGCCGCCGCAGTCCGGGCGCTGGAAGTTCGTGGGCTGGGGCCCGGGCGATCGGGGGGCCAGCGGGGCCTATTTCGAGGTCACGCGCTTTCTGCGCGCAACCGACAGCGTGACCATCCAAGTTGGCAGAACCGCATCAAGCGACACGGTGCTCACCCTGCCTGGCGGTCTCGTGGCGACGGCCGGCCGCGCCAGCAGCAACACCGCCGGTGTCGCCTCTGGCGGGGACGTGAACCTCAACGGAACTGACGGACCCTCCATCGCGGGGGCGAGTGGTGGCGCAGGTCTTGGCACCGGCGGCGGCTCTGGCGGCCTCGGAGATGGGTCCACCTACGCCGGCGGATCAGGGGCCCCAGCCAATCTTCCGTTCCGCGGCGCCAACGGCGGCGACAACAACCTGACTTCGCCGGGTCCTGGAGCGGGCGCCGGACAGCCCTCCGCCGGCACCATCTATGGCGGCAACGGCTACGTCCTTGCGGTCAGGCTAGGAGACTGAAATGGCCGACTATCAACGCATCGTCCTTCAAACCGGCGAGCGTCTGGGGGATCCGGGCCCGCTGCCGCACGATCTCGTCGGCCTCGCGGACAGTGATCTCGCCGACCTCGGCTGGACGGACCCGAACCTGGGCTACGTCGGCCAAGGATTCGTGCTGATGACCCGCAAGGTCTCGGCGCTGGGCTTCATGCAGCGCCTGTCGGCGGAGAAGCGGATCGCCATCCGCGCCGCCGCCGGCGGCGATGCCATCATCACCGACTTCCTCGACCTTCTGTCCAAGGCCTCCATCGTCGACCTCGACCACGAGGACACGGTGAACGGCCTGAATTACCTCGTCAGCCAAGGCCTGCTGACGGCCGAGGAAGTCGCCGCCGTCCGCGCCTGAGACCGGCCGCCAGGCCGCCAACACCCAAGAGGTTCCGACATGAACAAGCTGCTTTCTGCGGCTGCGGTCGCGTGCGCCGTACTTGCGGCCGCGCCGGCCCTGGCTCAACAGGCCATTGGCTACCAGGACACCATCAACAACAAGGTGACGGTCGTCCCCGTCACGCCGGCCAAGCCGCTTCCGGCGACGGCGGACCTGGGCGCTACGGCCCAGACCGCGCTCGACGACATCCGCGACGCGGTCCAGCTGCAGCCCACCTACATCCCGCCGATCCAGCCCACTGCGGACACCACCCTCGGCGTCGCGCCGGCGGCGTCGAGTTCGGCCGAGGCCTGCCATGTTTTCAAGGCATCTGCCGGGACGGCCTATTCTCTGAGCGGCTACATCGGCGCGGCCGGCTTCATCATGGTGTTCGATGCCGCGTCGGCGCCCTCCGATGGCGCGGTCACGCCCAAGGTCTGGGCCTACGCCGCCGCGGCGGGAACGTGGTCCATGGACTTCGGGGTTATGCCGGCGGCGTTCTCCACCGGCATCGTGGTCTGCGCGAGTTCCACCGGACCGCTCAGCAAGACCGCCTATTCCACGAACACTGTCTTCTCGGGTCGCGTGAAGTGATGCGGCTACTGCGCACCTTGCGGGCAGCGGCGTTCGCGCTCGCGGCCCTGGCCCTACCGCTTGAGGCCGCCGCCCAGCGGATCACCGTTCCCACGTCGACGGCGGCGGCCTCGTCGGGCCCGCCGAACATCACCTATGAACTGGAGGGCTATGCCTCCGACGGCTCCACGACACAATTCTCCTCCGGCGCAACGAACGCCTATAGCTCGTTTACGTCGATCGGCAGCGCGGTGGCGGCCAACTGGTGCGCCTTCACGCTCGACTTCGGGAAGATGGGGAACTCCAGTTCCCGCTTCCTGGTGCAGGTGAGCGCCGACGGCGGCACGACCAAGCTCGTGGACGGTCTCTATGTCCAAGCCGCCACCACCTCGCATGGCTCGAAAGTGCGCATCCCGCTGGGTGTCACCGCCGGCCAGACGGTGAGCATCGCACTTCGTGCCGCAACCTCCGGCGCCACCCTGACAATCGGCGTGATCGGCGAGCAGTGCCAAGCCGGGGAAACCGCGCCGTACACCAGCATGGTCTCGCTGACGACCGTGTCGTCGGACACAAAGGCCACCTCCACCGATGTGGCCACCAACGGGGCGGCCTCGTGGACCCAAGTCAGCGCCTCCACGGCTGATACCTACAAAGCTTTCATGGTGGTCGCGAGCGAGAACGGCACCGCGCCTGTAGCCGAGCCGAAGTCTATCGGCCTGGGTGTGGGCGCCGCCGGCTCGGAGACGGAAATCTACCGCTACCGCGTGCTCAGCAACGCCAGCTCGCCGAACCTGCCGCGCGCCGATTCCGGGCTGATCCAGCATCAGGTCGCCGCCGGCAACCGCATCGCGGTGAAGGCGTACGGCGCGACCACGGCCGATAACGTCCGCATCCAGGTCTTCGGGTTCAAGTGATGAACCGGCGCTCCCTGCTCCTCGGCTTCGCCCTGACCGGCGCGTCGCTCATGTGGGCCAACCGCGCGCTCGCGGTGGGTCCGGTCCTCCAAGCCCTCAGCCTCCAGCGGCGCAAGAGCACCAAGGCGGGCGCCGCTGCGGTGCAGCTCGCGCCCATGATGGTGGTGGGCGACGCGTCCGGCATCACCAGTTGGTCGCTCACCCAGACCAGCGGTCCGGCCGGCCAGTTCACCGCGCCCACCGACGGAACCTGCCCAGCGCCCGTCGTGAATGGCGTGACGCCTGGAACCTACACGTGGAACGTGACCGCCCAGGGCTCTTCGCCCTCCAACACGGTGACGCTGACCATCGTGGTCCCAAGCGCGGACGGCTACACGGTCGCCACGCGCGGAGAGATGTCGGCCGTGGCCGGCTCGGGCGGGGACACCAACGCCACCAAGATCAACAACATGATCGTGGAGTTGGCCCGCGGCGCGACCGATTTCGGCGTTCTGGACAGCACCACGGGATCGGGTCTCATCTTCGGCAAGTGGCGCTGCTCGGGGACGAGCCGCTGCACGGTGCAGCATGAAGACCCCAATCACCCCTGCACCATCTCGCGCATCAGCGCCGACCGTTGCCGCAACATCGATTGGGTGAGCTTGCGGGTGAACAACGCCCAGCGCTATCAGTCCGGCACGCTCACCCAGACCCAGATGGCGGCTCAGAAGGCTTGGGAACTGAAGGTTCTGAGCTCGGCGACGACCGCGCCGGACTTCTCCGGCTGCCGCCTCCTAGACACCTACGGGCCCTGCGGCGTGGATGGTCTGGGTGACCCCACCAAGGGCATCAACGGGCTCTATTTCAGCGTGGGCGCCGGCCTGTCGCTGGACGTCGAGATCCACGGTTTCACAGCTTACTGGGTGAGCCAGGGCATTTCGCAGAGCACGGCGGCAACCAGCACCTTCAAGGCCAAATTCACCAAGCGGGTGCTGATCCGCTACTACACCCAGAACGCGGTGAAGCTGAACAGTTCGGCGGCGGGGAGCTATCATCGCTTCGAATCGGAGGTCGTGGCGCTCTCGCCGATGACCGACCCCACGCTCTACGGGGTGCACGCCGACTTCTTCCAGGTCACCAACAGCGATGACGTGACCGGATTCTATGCCAAGGTGGTGGTCTACGCCATTGCCGACGGCGACCACTCTTCGCAGACGGTGTTCACGCGATCGGCGGCCGCCACGCCCAGCGACTATACGTTGTTGGATATGACCATCGACACCTTCGTGTCGATCGGCCGGTCGATCCACTCGATGACCCTGAACGGCTCGGACGCCACCCACCAGATCAACATCGGCCAGGCGACCTTGATGCGCCAAGCTTCCGGCCGCTATGGCGTCGACAATGCCCAGACCAAGCAGAGCCCGCCCGGTTATTTCCCGCAGGTGCGCCTGGACGCTGGCCACACCCCCGCCAACACCCACCTCAAGAACCTGTGGATCCACGACGTGGTGGGCGTGAACCCGAATGGGGTCGACGTCAGCAACAACATCGTGCAGTTCGCCCAGAACCCCGACGTTAGCAGCGTCTTCCCCAACGCCACCTGGATCTGCAGTCCGACGATCCAGTCGCTGGTGGTGGCCAATACCGACGTGCAGAACTACGCTGGCGTCGATGATGCGCGCTGGTATGGCTCCGATGACGAAGTGCTGGCGCTCATCTCCGCCTCGCTCTCCCCGGTGCTCGATGGGTCGATGAAGAACGGCGACGGCACTTACAAGGGGGCTTTCTTCCCGAATGGCGCCTACAACGACGGCTCGGTCTATTCGGCCGTTCCGCCCACCACTATCACCGCGACCGCCACGGGGACGGCAGAGGTGGGCGAAGCGATCATCATCACCTTCACCCTGGACCAGCCGGCCACGGCAGCGGTGACCGTGACCGCTGGCGCTTCCGGCGTCGCGGGTTCGTTCGTCTCCAACACCGCCGTCATCCCGATCGGCCAGACCAGCGCCACGGCGACCTTCACGCCGTCGGCCGCAGGGACGTTGACTATCACCGCCACGAACGACCGGAGCCTGACCAACCCGGCGCCCTTGGCGATCACCGTCACCGCTGCGGCTGCGCCGACGATCTACACCATGACGCTGGACAGGCTGGTTGCGGCCGTGGGCCAGCGGGTGACGGTGTCCCTGCTGCTGAACCGGCCAGCCACTCAGGCGGTGACGATCTCGCTCGCCAAGAGCGCGGGCCTCACGGGCAGCTTCGCCAGTTCCAGCGTCGTCATCGGCGTGGGCCAAGTGGCCGGATCGACGAGCTTCACGCCCAGCGCTCCAGGGGCCGGCACGATCTCGACGAGCGACGACCGGGGCCTTACGGACCCGGCCGACCAGCCCCTTGTTGCTTTGCCTGGCGTGCCGAGCCGCGGCGCCCTGCTCAAATACGGCGTGCGGCCGTAGCGAAGGCCTTGCGTCGCCGCAAAATCGACCCAGCTAGGCCGAACCCCGAGATCATCACGGCCCAAACGGACGGCTCGGGGACGGATGCGTCCGAGATCTGGAACCCGACGACGGTGTGGCGCTCAAAGCGCTCGGTCCCCACGCCGCTGAAGCGGAGCGTGTCCATGTTTGGGCCCTGGAGGATGAGGGCGTATTCCCCGGCTGTCAGCGCCACGCTCGCCCCGCCGCTGGCGGGGATAGCCGAGGTGAAGAGATCGTGGCCGATAGATTGGGAATAGACCCGGATTGCGCCGAAGCCGTCGGTGAAACTCAGGTCCAACTGCGAGGCCCGGTCGACGCTGAACCCATAGACCCCATAGTAGTAGTGCGGACCGTGGTTCAGGACATCGGCGATGTAGTTCGTGCCGACGGAGAGCGCGTCGACCGTGAACTGGCCATTGGCGGCGTCAGTGAAGGTCAGCCCCATCGCCTCGTCGGAGGCGATCTCAGCCAGTAGGTTCTCGCCTGACTGCAGCTGCGCGGTCAGATGCCGGGTCGCCACCGAGAGATCGGCGAGCGTCCCGTTCTGGTCCGCGAAGTCCATGTCGGAGTCGGACGCGAAGTCCTGAGCGTCGACGACCGGCGCGCGCAGTTCGACGCTGGGCTCAACATCAAGGTTGGCCGCAAGGAAGGTCGTGGCGGCGCTCGCCGGTCCGGCCAATAGCAGTAAGGCGGCGGCCGAAGCCGCCCATTGAACAGCACCCATCATCAGCCCCTTTTACCAGGGCGATATCGGAGCGCTGCAGTTGCGCGAGTGTCAACTGCGCTCGCGCCATTGGCGAGTTCGCCCACAGAAATCGACCTGAAAGAGCGCCCGCCAGAGGCGTCCCAAGTCCACCTGCATCATCGGAGTACCCCTATGACCGACACCGGCGGCCCGGCGCGGGAGCGCTACGGGCTGTTTCTCACCGTGCTGGCCATGGTGGGATCAATCCTGGTGCAGAGCGCCATCCTGTTCATCTGGGGGGCGAAGCTGGACCAGCGCGTGGCGAACCTCGAACAGAAGGTCGCCGGCAACGACAAGCTGGCCGAAACCGTCGCGCGGGTGGACGAGCGGACGGCGGCTCTTTCGGCAACCGTGAACCGCATCGCCGACACGATGACGCCCGACGTCCGGCGCCGCCCATGACCACGCCCCACCTGGTGGCCGACATCAGCCGCGACGAGGGGCTGCGGCTGAAGGCCTATCCCGATCCGGAGAGCGCGCTGGGCAAGGCCATCCAGCTCGGGATGACGCGCCTCCACGGCCTGTCTGGCGAGCCCTGGACGTGTGGGTACGGCTGCACGGGGCCCGACGTCCACGAGGGCACGGTCTGGACGCTGGCGGAGGCCGAGCGCCGTCGCGACGCGAAGATCGCCGAGAGCATCGCCGAGCTCGACGCCAAGGCCCATTGGTGGCGCTCCCTCTGTGACGCACGCCAAGACGTGCTCGCGAACATGCACTTCAACATGGGCTGGGCGCGGCTGTCAGGCTTCACCAAGGCGCTCGCGGCGATGCGGGCCTACGACTACGAGGCGGCGGCCCGCGAGATGCTGGACAGCCGCTGGGCCACGCAGGTGCGCGGCCGGGCCAAGCGGCTCGCCGAGCAGATGCGAACCGGACGGAGGGCGTGACATGCCGCCCCCATCGATCACCCAGAGGCAGGCGGCCGAGACCATCGAGGTCATGCATGAGTGCCTCGAGGAAGGATTTGGCACCGACCGTCGCGGCGGCGTGGCGACGGCTATCGGCGAGACGGCTCGCCGGCTTGGGATCAGCCGCCCAGCCGTCACCAATCGCCTGCAGCAGGCCGAACGCCTCTATGACCTCAAGGTGGACCTGTCCAGGTTCCGGCCCAAGCGGGCGCCTGCGTTCACCGTCGATGATCTGCCCCACGACGGCGAGCCGACGGCCGAGGAACTGATCGCCCATCTCTCAGCGCGGCATCGGCAGCGGCAGGCGCACCACGACGCCGCCAAGCTGCGCCAGGTCCGGGTCCATGTCGACGGCCCGGTCGCCATCGCGTTCTTCGGCGACCCTCACGTGGACGATGGCGGCTGCGCCTGGGGGGATCTGGAGCGGGACGTGCGCATCTGCCGCGACACGCCCGGCATGCTGGCCTGCGACGTGGGCGATGACAGCAACAACTGGGTTGGGCGCCTGGCCAAGCTGTACGCCCAGCAGGAGGTCACCTCCCGCCAGTCCCTCACCCTGATCGAATGGCTCATGGGGTCGCTGGACTGGCTGGTCCGGATCAAGGGCAACCACGATCAGTGGAACACCGAGAAGGGCGACATCTCAGACTACATTCACCGCATCTTCCGCGCCCTAGGGGTGCTTGAAGAGAGCGGGGCGCGCCTGGAGGTCCATCTGCCGTCCGGCGCGAGCCTGCGCATGCACGTGCGCCACGACTTCCCGGGCGGGAGCCAGTTCAACCCGGCCCACGCCCTCGTGCGGGAGACGCTCTTCGGACACCGGGACCACATCCTGGCCTGCGGCCACCGCCACACCGCCGGCTACATCCCGATCTTCCACAATGACCCGCGGCGGCTCTGCCACGGATTCCGCGTCGGGACGTACAAGGACTTCGACCACTACGCCAAGGAAAAGGGTTTCCAGGACGGAAACTGGGCCCGCTCCATGGCGGCCGTGATCGATCCCGCCTTTGCTGGAGACCCCGTCCGGTTCATCAAGCCGTTCTTCAACCTTGAGGACGCGGCCGACTATCTCACCTTCCTGCGCCGCAGGTCCCCGTGATGCGCTGGGTCGCCGCGCTGTGCCTCCTGCTCGCGTGCTCGGCCCCTGCGACGGCCCTGGATGTCGTCACGACGGTCATCGTCTGCTGGCTCGTCTGGCGGGGCCATGACCCCCGCGCCTGAACCACACATCTCACCGGCGGAGCTTCGGGACCTGGCGCTGGCGCTGGCCCTGGCGGCGGTCCTCGTCGCGCTCCTGCTGCTTCTCCAACTCGCCAGCAAGCTGAAAGGACTATTGTTCATGGACACCACCTTCGGCGCCATCGTCGCGTCGCTCGTCCGTCACGGCCTCACCCTGGCCGGCGGCTTCCTGGTCGCCAAGGGCGTGATCACCGACGCCCAATCGGCGGAGTTCGTCGGCCTGGGCCTGTCGGCCGCCGCCTACGGCTGGTCCGTGCTGCAGAAGCACGACGCTGGCAAGAAGCTGAAAGCGGCGCTGGACCGCTGATGCGCGCGCTCCTCATCGCGGCGGCTGCTTTGGCGGCCGTCGTGAGCCTCTCCGGCTGCGCGGCAGTCGGTGGCTCAAGCACGGCGCTGAACCAGTTCAACGCCACCCTCGACAAGATCGCCACGGACCCCCGCTGCGGCCACACCGACCGACTGCAGGGCAATCTGGGCGGCCTGACCGGCAACAACCTGTCGGTGTTCCTGGAGCGGACCTGTCCGCCGGCGGAGACCAAGCCGGCGCCGTGAAGCCGGTCCGTCTTCTCCTGATCGGCGCGATCCTCGGCGCTGTCGCCATGCTCACGCTGATCGCGGGCATGACGCGCAGCGCCGAGGGCGTGCGCTGGGTCGACCCGGACTGGAGGGCCTCGCCATGAGCCGCTTCACCTCACACCTCGGGCTGGCCGTCCTCGAGTACAGCGACGGCCACACCCTGCGACGGGACGACTCCGCCCTCTGGCATCATACCGAGCCGCTGGTCTGGGAGCAGGGGGCCATAGGATCGGGGGTGTTCCTCGTGGTCCCGGCGTTCAATCCCGCCGGACTGACGGACGCCCAGCTGCGCCTGATCGAGAAGCGCCGGGCCATTGCGCCAGGCGTCACCGACCTTGGATCCATCCCCCGCCCACTGAGGTGGTTCGCCTCGCCGGCCGGCCCCGGCGTGAAGGCCTTCGCGCTGCACGACATGGGCTACATCACGCAGGGCTGGTACGGCCAGCTCAGCCGCAAGGATGTCGACCACCTTCTTCACGAGGCCCTGATCGCCGCGGGCGTTACTGCCGGTCAGGCTCTGGCGATCTACGAAGCCGTTCGCGTCGGGGGCCGAGCGGGCTGGGGATCCTGATCCCGGAAGCCGTCTCCTCCCTCGGCTCCACCGGAAGACTTGGCCCTCGGCGCGCCTGCGTCGGGGGTCTTTTTCGTTTCAGCCCTTGTCGGAGGAGAGGGCGGCGTCGGTTCCGTCTTCCCACGGCTCCATGACGCGGAACAGCTGATCGCCATGCGTCACGGTTATGACCTGACCGTGGGTCGCTGCGAAGGTCGCAGCCTCTTCCAACATGACGGGCAAGAGGTGATCGCCGGGCGGGATTGGCTGGATCGTAACGGAATCAGCGCGACCCTCCGCGATATCCGCCATCTCGGCGAGCCCGGCCATGATGCGGTTGAAGTTCTCGGCTTCAGTCATCTCGGGGGCTCGGGGAGGGGAACCCAATGGCGTGACCAACGAAGCTCTGCCCGGGAGCACCGAGGAAGCGCACGATATCCGCCGCGGAAGGTCTACGCCTGCGCAATGGCTGCGGCCAACAAGCGTCAGCCTCAATCGGCCGCCATCCCTCCGGGCTATCGGGTGTCATTGGGGGCGAACGATTTCGCTCAATTGAGCGGTGGCAGAGATCGTCGCGCTCAGCAGGCCCAGGACGCGCGCGCGCTCCTTGCGGCGCCATTCGGCCGTTTCGGGACTGTCGTCCTCGTATGGGTCTAGCT